ATGCGGGAGGGGGTGCGATTTTGGATGACCCCACCCCCTCTTTTAATCATTTTATATTCAAAACATATTTATTTTTGAATATTTTCTGGATTTGTTTTCATATCTTTAGATATTCGAATGTAAATACCTAAAGGATCATGAGCTATGATGCGATTCATTGCTTGATTGTATTCATACTCTTGTTCTTCATCTGTCATCTCGATAGATGATGTGATGAATCGAGCAATGTAAGCACATGTATGATAGCCCATACGTTCATCGTATGCATACCAACCATCATAGTCAATCCATGGATTGAAAGGATTGTCAATAGTAGTAAGCATGTATTCTTTATCTGCCATCATCGACTCCTTTCATCTGTATGATTGTTAGTCTTTGTCATCAGAAGTTCCAGCCTTCTTAGGTTCAAGGTTCCTATAGAGAGTGGATGTGGAGATGCCAAGACGCTCTGCTACTTGTGATTGTGTATAGCCACGTTTGAGTAAGGTTTCAGCCATGTTAAGCATAGATGCTGACATACCAGTCTCAGTATGTGGCATAGCCAATTGCTTCAACTTGTCAGGATCTGAGTTAGCCAGTATTCTACTAAGTGTATTAGCACTGACTGCATGATTCTGTATGGCTTCCCATTCCTTATCACTGATGTCAATCTGTTGCTTTTTAGCACCAGTTCTCTGACGGGCCTCTGTAAGACACTGTCCTTTAAGACGTTTCTTATCGGAGTTATCATATTCTGGATGCTCATCCAACTTGATTTTATACAGTTGGTTTGCAACAAACTGGGCTCGGCGTTCCAAAGGAGAGTTCTTTTCTGCAATGTTGAGTTTAGCATTGAGCGATTGAACTTCAGTCGCATACTTCTGTTTGGCTGCCGGATCATACTTAAAAGAACCGGCAGACAGATATGATTTGCGGGTTTGATTTGCCAGGGCCTTCATTTTATTAGCATAGTCTGCATAAATATTTTCCATCTGGGTACCAGTTGAAAGAGAATATGCATCCTTTGCATAAGCCATCTTAGTGGTCTTTGTAAGATAAGGAATCGTCTTTTCGGAAATAATGTTCCCATCTTTGTCATACTTTTTCTTCACATAAGAACGATTTGTATTCTTATAGCGAAGTTCACCAGTATTTGGATCGATGGGACCACCTTCAGAAGCTTTCCAAAGACGACGTTCGGGAACATCGGTCTCAGACTTAGCTCTAGAAATAAGAGTCGAAGCACCACCTGGTTTTCCACCACCAGGTTTGGGCTGATACTTTGCCTTAAGAGCATCAATTCCATTATCGATTTCGGACTGACGCCAATTAAGCTTATGCTTCTCGGCATCAATAACCACCATCGAATGACGGACTGCCCTTTCGATCTCAGACCATTCCGCACCTTTAAGAGTCATGTCTGTAATAAGGTTTGAGACCTTACCCATCTCAGTTCCCTTTTGCTTTTTGGTCATTACTTTCATACCCTCATAGGCAGGATATGCCTCTTTAGGATCAAAGTTTTTAAGACCAGCAAGCGGAGCTCGAGTCTTAATCTCATGTCTTGGGTTTGGAATAACCAAAACATTATCACCATCGAAATCTGCACCAGAGAGAATTTCAGCAACATGCGAATTAATACCAACTGCATCACTTGGATGAGTTCCCATAACTCGCTTTGCTTCTGCATTTTTGTTGTTGACTTTCAATTCTGGAATTTCGAATTTACCTCCATGTGGGAAACGAATAAGAACCACATCTTCACCATCACGAAGATGGGGAGCATAGATCTCATTGTCCTTCAAAGAGGTGATTGGCAAAATAACTTTAGTCGCCTGACGCGGCATAGCTGCTGCCTTTAGATCTACAGCTGCTGTGTCGCATTCATCTGCAAACTCCTTAAGCATCTTGGCTTTTACAATCGGATTTGTCAGACTCATAATATCATCATACTGACTCTTACGAACCTGGTAATCAATATCCAATTGTTTCTTGGCAAGACTCTTGTCCTGTTTTGAAAGCATCTGAGATGGAAGCACAGACTTCCATTCTGACCAAACACCTTCTCCGTTGACAAGATTTATAGCGGATTGCTTCTGGTTTCCATCTTTGTCGATATAATGATAGTTCTTAAAGGTTGCACCAAATGGAATATCCCAATCGATATCACCTTGGCTACCATCAGGATTCTTGACTTTCTTCAAAGGCTTCAAAACATCATCGATTTCGTTTGTCTTTCCCGTTTTGGGATCGACTCGATGCTTGTTGGTGTTAAATATGATGTCGACGCCCTTGGGGAAGTCCTTCTCTTGACCGTAGACAGCCATACCTTTCAAATATGACTTGTCTCCGACATTGATTCGGACCTGTGCATATAGCATATTTCCCATACGAAGATCGGCAGCCGAAGGACGGATCTCCATAACACCATCCTTCTCAATTCCGCCTTCTTCGTTATAACGAATTTTAACTCGTTTGGGATCAACGGCAATCGGCCTTTGGAATTTCGAACCTTGTCCTTCCGGATGCTTTTCATCAAGAGGGTTTGCGATCGATTTAAATAAATATGGATTATCCCAGACATCCTTCACAGTCGTTCCAGGAGCCAACAGAACCTTAATATCCGTGGTATTGTCGGGTCCTTTCGCTCCAAGTTGCTTAACATAAAGATGACCGACATGGTAACCTTCATTTTTAAGCATTTCGGCTGCTACTTTGAGTTTGTCTGCTGAACTATTCAAATATAACTCAGTTGACTTACCAATATCGACACATCCTTTTTCGCCAATCGTATCTTTAAGATTGGTAGCGATCGTCTGAGCGACATCAGTACGAACTTTCAAAGAAGGATCCAACCAATTACGAACTGTAGATTCGTTGGTATTCATTCGCTCAGCAATGGCAACGTTAGAATATCCCTTTTTCTTTAAACGATATGCCATAGAAATATTCGCTTGACGTTCCTCTGCGAGCGCAATGGATTTTTGGGCCCTATACTGAGTTGTTGTCATTCCAAGAGCTCGTGCAATTTCAGTCTGAGTAAGACCTTGGCTTGCAAGTTCTCGAGAACGACCTAAAAATCCAGGCTCATGCTGATACGGATCTTCACCTGATCCCCATTCATATCGACCGGAACGACGTTTGATACCGATGTGCATCAAATATGATTCTTCAAGCATCATACGCCCTTTCTAAATCAAACTTCTTGCATTCGTTCTTTTTCTTGATTGATCAGATCATCGAAATGAATGATGCGACCCATAATGTCATGAATCTCATCCACATTTGGATGATCGTCTACAAAAATATCATCGTTCTGATAGATGCGGAATTCACTTCTGATATCTTTTGGATCGATGTTGTATTCAAGACAGAACAATGCACCGTAAATATAAAGCTGAGTCATCTTGGCTGGATGTGAACCAGTCTTAAGATCATGAATTCGAAGAAGCCGACCATCGAAGGATATGGCATCCGATGTACCGAAACAGTTTGGAGAATAAAACAGAACAACTTCTGGACTCATATGGAATCGAATAGCATCATTAACATGCATGTTCAAAGTCTTATGAGTATTCGGAAGCTTGATCTTCTTACGAATAAGTTGTTCTGCAATTGCATGAAGTTCGGTTCCTTCTTGGGCAGCCATGCTCGAGTGATAAACCTCTAGAAGATGATCGTCATCGTAATTGGTCCAGGCATATTTGCTTGCTCCCAAAAATGCGTGCATACCTTCGAGGTTATGATGATCATTGAACTGCATTACGACTCCTTGAAATATGCTATCGTCTGATTGATTACAGAATCCATGTTGGAAGGATCAATGAATGATGCAAAACCATCTTGATTCATCATCTTGACATAAAAATCCTGATTCGGTCGATGCCTTGCGTTCGGATCATTCTTAACTTCAAGAGCAGCAAATCGACCATGATGTAAAACAAGCAGATCTGGAATACCTTGTAAATATGTTGGATCTGTCTTGATAACGATGCATCCAGGTATTCGTTGTTTCAGCTCTTTGATTACCTTTGGCTGAAATCTTCGTTCGAGTGTCATGAAACTCACCTTTCAAAGAATATAGAAGCTAGGAAAATGCTCCGAAAAAGAGCATATTGTATGCCTATCTTCCATTATGTGCGATGTTATGAATCCGAATCGTGCACAGATGAATCAGCAATATTCAAGGTGGTATCCAAAGAAGTTTGGCTTCCTTCCTTTGAGGACATCGTAGATCTCACTGGCACTGCATCCAAGCAAATATGACATTGTGGTCACATCGGTGTATGTCTTTCCGGTTTCGATGATACGAACCGGTTTGTGAGACTTGCTTCTCCAACTATCCTTCCAGCAAATATGGATGCTATTGACGACTCCTCGATTACCGGGATGGTTGAGGGCTTTGAGGATCGCATCTTCGGTCGTCTCAAGATATAAAGCTGCAGACTTCGGAGATGACAATGTCTTCTGATCCTCGATTACATAGACTTCCTTACTCATTTCAAATTCCTTTTCTAAACAAAAATAAATGAGAGATGTTTTAGCTGCGCATATTAAATGATCTTATGGGTCCGACTTATTAAATATATAGATCGTTTCTTATTAAAATGGGCAATGCGAACAAAAACATCTCTCATATAGTGCGATGATTTGAATCCGATTAATGCACAGATTAATCAGACTCGTATGAAGTGGTATCCATGTATGTCATCCTTTCCTTCTTTTGAAATATAAGCCAGATAGCCGATGCAACAATCGCCAAGGCCTTTCTTCTCGAGCCATCGCATGGCATCTCGTGCCGAATCAAATATGGTTCCGGTCTCAATACATTTGATTGGAATTGGTTTATGCTTTGGTTCTTTGTGATGAAGCCCGTAATTGATGCTCGCTCGACCTTTTGGCTTACTCGGCCAGATATCTGTGTTGTATGGTTCTATCTCATAAATAAGATCGGCTTGATCCATTGCAACAAGATTTGAAAGCTCGTCATTTTCTGAATCCATGTCATCATGCATTATGACATAATATGAGTCATTAAATTCAAATTCCGGATGGAACGCCCAATATATCAAACGAGCTACCTGTCGATTGGATCCTCCAATACATACTTGCGAATATCCGTTTCGTTTAAACTTTCTTAAAATCCTTCCAGTTTTGATTCTACGAATGTCGCCTTCGTCGGATGCCTCGTAATTCGGGAAACCCGGAATCTGTCGCCATTCTACCATTGTTGTTCCTTTCAGAAAGTTTTTACTTCATACATTATAGCATTTTATACTGGTTTCTTATATATGTGTATTTTTCTTATATTATTATTATTTTATTCTATTCTATTCTAATAGTAAAAGCTATAATGTATGAAGTAAAAAGAAACCATCCTCGAAAAATAAGCCCAAAAGTCCCAAAAACGTTGAAATTTCAACGTTTTCAGCACCTTCGAGCCTTTGAAATTAACTAGAAATCACTCGAAAAATACTCACTTATTCCGAGGTTGTGCACAGATGATTCGATTTAAAAGGCTCAAAAATCGCTTAAAATCATTAATTTTTTCGATTAATTTTACAAAGCCAAAATCAAATCATCTGTGCACACGCATTTTTCAGACCGAAAATCACCACGCTCTTAAGACCATAAATGGCTCAAAATCTACCGAAAATTTGCTCGGAATAGGCACATCAAACACCTTTCTACACTTGTGACAGTACACTTTATGGAGTAAATATTGAGGATATTCACCCCAAAAATCGTACTCATCCGGCTCCCAAGGACCTAATTTTGGTGAAATATCCAATTGATCCCAGTGAAAACATAGGTTTTTACTTGCGGTTTCATGCACTCTAATGAGTGCAGCATCTGAAATATACGGTAATTCCTCGATTCCGCATACGAATTTTGTGCGTTTATGGCATCCAATACAGTATGCACGCATCTCAAAACCATCATTTCCATACATTCCGACCAGATTTTCGAAGTCATTTGGGTCTTTTGGGTCGAAATCTTCAGGATAAATATCCGGAATCGTTATGGCACACACCGTATTGAAGGGGCATTTACACCCTAAAAGGGTCCTGGCCATACGATATGCGCCCGCGACCTCATCATAATCCACCTGAAACTTCATTATGCGGCCTTTCCGAAGCTGTCTCCGACCGATTTCTTAAGGAATCTGATGGGTTGGAACTTCTTTTTGAGCTTAAGAGCCCTAAGTATGGCCACATCGATAGGTGCAAAGCTCCGGAGCAGGTAGTAATTCAGCTCCTTATACTTCGTATTCATCCTATCAATGCGTCCAGAAGCCTGTTCCATCACCTTATATGAGTAATTCAGACTGTAGAATATGATGGTATCTGTCGTGATGCAGTTCCAGCCTTCGCATCCGGCCGTATATTGAACCAAATAGATCCATTCATCACTATCCGGAATATCCTCATGCTTATGTCCGTTCCACTCGGCCACCTTGATACCGGTGAGATCATGAAGCCTCCTTAGTTCCTCAAGTTCAGCATCGAGATTGTAGAATATGATCGTACGTTTTCGTTCTATACAGATCCTCACACACTCTTTGATGCGTGAACGATCCGTATTCACGATCTTACGCAATGCGATCATAAGCTCAGATATGTTCTGAATTGGCTCATTCGTATATGGATTCAGCCTGAATATGCTCCCATCTGGCTGTATAACGCCCTTCAGAGTCGATTTATACAGATTTTTGTCGTAGTCACAGATGATCTGATATACTTTCCTATGGGTATCACGCTCGATCTCCATAGGGACCAGTATCATTTGTCTAAGACATTTCAGATGGTTTTCCTCGATCCATTTATCGACCTTCGGAAACTTCGCATATCGAGAATATACCGCGTGTCGATTCATGAATTGCGTCTTGTTCTTATAGAACCCATTGGCCACGAAGACCGGAATATAATCACTCCAGGTATCACCAGGCGTAGCCGAGAGCAATATCCAATGATTATGCGCTGCGATCTTATAGAACGATTTGACCCATTCGCCGCTACCCACAAGACGCTGTTCATCGAATATGAAGAACGCGCCTCGTACGTCGACGAAATGGCCTATGTTGTTCCACGACTGGATCGTGATGTTGATACCGCCCATTTTCCGGTTCTCACCCGATTTCAGGTGGTATTTGAGCATATCGGATTCCCATTCGAGATTATCACGCTTCTTTGCAGTCGTGATAATATAGAGATCCGGAGATCCCTTCTCTGGAATATAGGATACTCCGTCCGGGCCTTCGACTGATTTGCTTCGACATTCACGTGACAGATAATATGCCAGAGACGTCAGCGATTTACCAGAACCAACACCTCCAGCCAATATCTTTCCAGAACGAAGGCGCATTACCGCCTCACGTTGTTCAGGCATTAACTTTACCATTTAGAACTCCCTATAAAGTCCATCAGATCTTTGGAACCGACCGAACGGATCAGTATCTTCAGACGTAAATATCATAGTACCAGGAACAGTATCTGAAGAAATATCATACGCTCCGGTTATCAGAAACTGAATGCTTCCGTTATCGTTCACTCTTTTGGTAATGGTACACTTGTCTTTGGATCCATAAATGAGAATATCACGACCGCTCGGAGTTGCAATACGAACCTCGACAGTATTCGGAGGAAGCGGAGGATCTAGCGGAAAACTGTAAATATCAGTCATTATTCTCTCCTTTGAAGTCGATATATTGATCAAGATCTTTACGGGTATTCTTATAACGCTTATCCAGTTCCTTCTGCATGATCTCACGGATCTCGATAGTGGAATCTATAGCCATCTTGAAGAAATCAGATTGACGAAGACAAATCGGTTTTTGGAATCCTTCGAACTTTGAATATAGCTTATCGAAATAGTCTGCCTCCCATGCGTTTACATGCTTGAAGAAAAAATCCATAATATCATGATAGGCATCAAGCTTTCCATAATCATAACCAATCTTGAACTCGTCTCGTTTGCTGTTGTCATATACATCAGACATTTGATACTTTGTCATAATCAGATCTTTCCACTCTTTGAGAATTTATCATCTACAATTACTGATGTAAAGCCGGATGCACCACACGATTGACACTCACAATATAAACCAAGTGTCCAATAATCCGGATCTCGCCAATCGTGATGCAGAAAAACCAGCTGTCCTTTATTACTGATTGAGCGATCCCAATCGACAAATATAATCGGATTATCTGTCAGACATTTAGCGTCATGATCCTGTTCAATCTTATTGCGAATATAGTTTTGATCAAGATCTTTGAGAGTTAGTTTTGTTGGATCAAACTGCATGATGGTTCCTTTCACATTATTCCATGCATCAATTTATTATCGAGTTCTATTTTATCGAAATCACGAATATAACGGGCAACCGTTCTGGAATCAAGGCCAATTATTTGTCCGATAGCGCTGAAACAGGGATGTGGTAATGTATAATATAGATCTATGGCTTCATTGGCATTGAAGAACTTCTCTTCTTCTCGAGCCATATGATACATTGTTACGAGCTGTTCATTGGTCGTTATTGCGTATTTATCATTGAAAGCTTCATCATGAACTCCATTTCGATAATCATTTAGAAATGTACGCCAGTCTTTCTTATCAGGTTCCGAACTCCATTTACTTGGGAAATATCGTGTGTAACGATCTCTGCGTGATTTCTCATATGGTACAAGATGCCATCCATGCCAGGTGTTGGTGCGACACATAATGGCATTGCGTATAGCTTGACGACCAGAACCATATTGGTTCATCAATGATTGGATTGTCGGAAAATATTCATCAGTTTCATATATGAACAGATCGAATTCGTTTGACATGATAAACTCCTAAAAATATAAAGCCATGTATAAAGGGCTCTGGAGATCTTTCGATACTCGCAGAGCCCTTTGTTGTTAAAAATATCAGTCTTCGATGGACTTCACAGCAGCGAAGGTCATCGTGTTACCGAACGAATCAGGTTCATCCTGATATGCATCCTCGAACGGATCCTCATCCATTTCAACATGAAGAATCCTCAAATATGCGGTGACGGTCGGATTGCCTTCACGATCCTTGTTATGATAGGCATTGAACGAAATATCACCGATGCTGAACTCCCTTGGAGAATCCAGGATCGCGACATTCTCCGAAGTCAGAAGACGACGTCCGTGGGATCCATGAATATAGATCTTCGGATCGAGTTCGGGATTGTCATCGTGATAACGAACATTGACCTTCATCGTAAGACGGGTCGGAAGCTCCGGATCATTCGGTACACGTTCCTTGATGTTGAAACCATAGTCCTTAAGCTGCTTTGCAATTTCCGGAGTCAATTCGATGTTGAAATTACGATTGCCTTCGTTGTTGTAAACACCCTTTGCTCCAGAGAAATTCTTCCAAAGAAGCGGAACGTTCTTGATTGCGACGCCGCTACGATCCGGATCGAACTTGACGAGCTCTTCAATTTCAGTGTTTGCCATTTTTGTTTTTCCTTTCTGAAATATAATTGATTTGTTAGAATAGAATTTCGTTGAATACAATGATTATCATTACTATTACTATTAAGAATAGAATGCGATCGATCATTGGACGCCCATGCTGGCACGGAGCAGTTCATTCAGTTGATGGCTCTTACCGGTTTGGTAACCAATATAGAACACAGCTGCTGCTCCAAACAGAATTACTTCTGGATGATCCGAAATATACTCATGAACGGCGGTCTTTCCATTCTTAACCATTTCATTGGCATTGATGGTTTCGTTGTTTTCCATTTTGTTCTCCTTTTGCTTAAACAGATTTTTACGAACTGGAATATTTACTTCGAATTTCATTTCGTTTCCTCAATTTCCATACGATTATAAGCATGAAGTGTAATATCATCGATCTTGTTAATCGGTCCGGAAATTCGGACAAGTTTTTGGCAGCCAGTGCACATGAGGATCGCTCCGTATGCTTTTTCACCATCGGAATTCTCGAATACATAATTCGAGATAAAATTCACAGGTGCCTGGCAATCACAATCCAGAATATCATCGATGAGTTCACTGTATTCATCAACTTCTGGAGATTCGTTTTTCATGATTATCCTTTCAATCAAAGAATAAGGATCCATGTTTCCATGAATCCAAAAATATAATGAAAGAATTCAGCAATCGGCCCAACGAAAACCTAATTGCGGTAGGTGTGGAAACGTCCACACGCCTTCGTGTCTTACCTTTTTATTATCCTTTCATTATAAGCCATGTTTTTATCGCGAGGCGAACCAACTAATAAAGGTCGCAGCAATTATAATGGCTACGAAACAAATAGTGTCATTTAGCGTCATTTAATAATTTCTCCATTGTCTTGTTTGATTCCGGATTCGGTGAAATATAAGGTTCATCTGAAACAAACCATCCATAGTCACCTCGTTCATTGATCGCTCCAATTGCATCATCGGCAAGTTTTTCGTAATATGACATGTCGATTTCATTATTGAGATTACGATCACGGACTATTGATGCTTCTTTCCACCGATATCCTTTCGCTCCGGTAGCGCTCGAATATCCTCCTTTGCCATCGCTTCTGACAAGTTCTCCACCGCCGGAACCACTTTTGACTGGAATGAATGCACCAACCTTTCCAACGAATGAGTAATTATGCTCATCTGCTGGTAGATCTTCATTGAAGTCGAGATATAGTGATGTCTGTACACTTTTAGTCTCTGATAGATCCGATAGGCTGATTGGCTCACCTGAAAATAAGGTTTTGAATACATAAGGAACCTGGAACTGCAACCCAGTAGCGGTCCATTCACCGGCATGCTCACCCCATGCGGAATGAGCAATATATGTGGACTTATTGACAATACAAAGCTTGTCATAGGTTGCTTCATGTTCAAAGGTGTATCCATACTTATGTCCGAAATCAGTCACCCAGTTGATAATATAATCATCAGCATCTGCAATCTTGATTGAATCGGTTTTGATATGGACGACAGTATAACCCATCTCCTGGACTTTATGCTTCAGCGTGATCATAAATAATGCACCACGCTTGGCGACTTTATTGTCCTTGTTTCGATCTCCAGGACCAGCTGCGACATCGTTGAACCTTGTCGGAAAATGCGCCGAAGTCAGACCATATACCGAATTGATCGGAATCTTCAATGCCGTCGATAGAATCTTCTGGTTCTCACGAAGCTCGGCATCTGTGAATTTATTGTCCAGAAGCTTCTCGGCGGTTTCGAAATCTCCATGCTTTATGGCGATACGCGTGTCCAGAATATCCTTGTATCGTTTCGTATATGGTCCGAACATGTTCATTGCAATGATCGAATGCGGATGCATCGAAGCAATATCCAGCAATGCGACATTACCGAACATGCCACCTAGCATTGGTTTGTCAGTCATGATTTACTCGATACTCCTCCGAAAGTTCATCGAGTGCGTGAGCTAATGATGGCCATACTCTTCGGACCCTGTCTTTCACGCATCTGTGATAATCCGGGCATATACCTTCGATCGACCATGCCAGAACGACATCTTCAACCGATTTTTTTAAAGCCTTTTTACTCATTTGTCATCTCCGAAAAATAGAGCAATGGCGAGAAATATCACGATAATAGCAATACCGATCAATGTCTCGCCACTGAAGTTTTCAAACATCTCTTCGATCATACAGCCACAGGAGCCTTGATTGCAGGATGATACTTATAGTTTTCCAGATGGAAGTCTTCAAGCTTGTAGCTGAAAATATCCTTGGCTTTATCGATCTCCATCTTCGGGAAAGGATATGGAGTTCGATGAAGCTCTGTTTCAACCTGATCAAGATGATTCAGGTAAATATGACAATCACCGCCAGTCCAGATCAAACGTCCAGGTCTAAGATTAGTCTGCTGGGCCATCATCATAGTTAACAGAGAATATGATGCGATGTTAAACGGAACTCCGAGGAACATGTCTGCAGACCTCTGATAGATCTGACAATCAAGACGCTCGGATTCCGTAACATAGAACTGGAAGAACGTATGACATGGAGGAAGAGCCATATCGGGAATCTGGGACGGATTCCAGGCACTCACAATGATCCTGCGAGAATATGGATCGTTCTTGATAAGATCGATGGCATTCTGGATCTGATCAATATGATCACCATTCCAGTCACGCCATTGCTTACCATAGATCGGTCCGAGATCTCCATTCTCGTCTGCCCATTCGTCCCAAATATGAACACCATTGTCATTCAGGTATTTGATGTTGGTATCACCATTGAGGAACCACAGAAGTTCGGCAATCACACCTTTCAAATATACCTTCTTGGTGGTAACAAGCGGGAAATATAGCGACAGATAGAATTCCATCTGGAGACCAAATGTCGACAGAGTACCAACTCCTGTTCGATCCTTACGAATGGTTCCGAGATCGACTACCTTTTTCAATGTCTGTTCATACATATCGTTACAGAATGTTGTGGAATCACGAAGATGCGCGACTCTGACAAAATCATTGTCCATATATTTCAGAACATTCTCATACATGTCTGGAATGGTTTCTTGAATATCAGTCATGATTAACTCCTTTTATCTATTAAATGAGAAATAGTTCATCACTATCATCTTGAAGATAGCTGCTAACCGCGGTGGATGTTGGATTGCTCTTAAGATGAATTACTTCATAAATACGATCATCGCCAATTGCATCAGTTACAACAAATGCATAATAGCTCCCGAGAATATACCCACTCGATTTAATGAACAGATTGTAATCCTTCTTCCCGTTCAAATATCCTTTCTTATCGATGTAGCAACGAACCGCATATTCGATTACCTGATAATTCATTATTCCTCCCATGGATGTTTAATATTCATATAATCCTGATCGACATCGCCATTGTCCATGCCGTATACAAATACGTATCCACCTTCTGACGGATACTCACCCATATACTTGGACTTTTGATCCTTTGGTGCATATGGATCAAATGTATAGCCAGGAAATAGTTCAGCAAGATCCGGATAATTAAATTTGCTTTGTGGATTACGCTCGTCACCAAATATAATCTTGGCTGTATGCGTGTTGTTGGTATCGTTTACTGTAAGACCTGAAAGCTGAGCCAGAATCTTACGAGCTTCGAAATCACCACTTAGATGATTGAAGACTGCCTTTGTGGCTCGAACATCGTCCTTACAATATGATTCCACCAATGGCCATTGCTCTTTTGGAATATCAGAATCCCAATCCATTCCAAGCTCATGATGATCGATTCCCAATTCGATCTCCCATTTCTTAAGAGATTGCTTCTTTGATGAGAAATCGTAGATATCCGCATATGAGATGTTGTATGCTTGACCGAATAATGCATCTTTTTGACCAGATACAATACGTTTCGACAGATCATACAATTGGGCATTACTATAATTAAGAAATCCCCAAGCATAGAGAATATGATTGTCATACTTACGGTTATTGAATCCGACCAGATTCTGTTCCATAAGCGTGATAACGGATTCCCTAGGTGGATTGATCCATGATCTGACAATATCGGAATCACTATCCATAAAGCAGATCATAAAGAGATTCGGAAACACCTCAACATCATAGAATATGATTTTATCCGTGTTTGACGGATTCAATCCCTCTGGCATTTTTTCAGATTGGAATTTCATATTCGTCACCACAGTCAGGCAATAATCTGCCCAATGTGTTGAACCCATGGCGAAGTGCATGACCTTTTGTTGGAGATCTCTGACATCATAAACCAAGCCTTGCTCATATGCCTCATCCAGTACCTTTGCGATGAAATCAATACTTGGTTTGGTTCCAGGTTGGTACTTTTTGAGAAGAGCATTCTTTATGATGTTCCTCAGATGTCTTTCATCCTGAATCTCCTGTTGATTGATCAAGGTCTTTTCTCCTTTCAACGGAAGTCCTGAGGAAATATGGGCTACTTCGAGATCATTACATCTGGATAACTGTCGTCTCAAGGACGATTTGCCCTTGTAAACTTTGATCTCAATATGAGTACTGTAGAGATTCTTCAGTCTTGATACGTCACCATCATAAATATAATGGAGATGCAAACCGTTTCCCGACTTTGACACTTCGGTGTACGTAGGAGGAAACTCAGAAGCTGCTTTGATATTCGCTTCCAGATTCTTCTCTCCATCATCGCCTCGTATATCAAAGTCGAGAACAATATGATTCTCAGGTACTCTGACCCAATGAAGTTTCTTGGTATCAATATCTTTCAATGTGGTTTTTACATTGTCCCATGCCTCCTTGGGAGCTCCGGATTCATCGTTTCTGGCATATTGAGCTTGATAATCTGCAGCAAGTTTATCGAACTCAGAAATATCAGTATCCAAACGGATCCAGCTAGTCGGTGTTTCAACCTTTGTCTTTTTCGATGTGAACTTGTCGTATTTGAATCCCTGGAATGTGACATTACTTCCATGTCGTTCCATTGTATCGAAATATGTCTGAAGTTCATACATGAAGTCGGAACGTTTAAGCATTACATTGACTTTGAAGTCATCCGCCCATGCTTTATACGTTCTCCACAACATCGCGAGACTCAGTGGATCATCGGTATCGAATATCTCGAATTCATCCTGAATGAAATTATACACATCATTCGTTCGAGCAATCATGTCAGTTGGAATATATCCATCATAATATGATCGACCGAGATTCCGATAAATCTTCAGACAATGATCGGCAATCGCCCCAAGCTCGAATTTGATTCCATCAAGATCTTTGAAATACTTATCCGGCTTTATTTTCTTACCAGTCGGATGAATATCAATCAATCTTCGAATCAAACCAGATTTCGAGTCGGTTACTTTTACCGGATGATTCGTAGCCATGAATAACATGGTGCGAAGTTCGATCGGATACTGTTTGACACCTTTCTCATTCACCTGTATAGTTTCGTGAGATACTATCTGGTTGAGAATTGTGTTGTTCCATAGACGTGACAAATCACCGTCATGCTGAATCGCCACCAATGGAGCATTTCGGAATGCAGCTGTTGCGAACTGATAGCCTTTACCGAGATCTTCAGCTGAGAAATATGCGATGTATCCAGGAAATAGTTCTTCAATGATGTTCAAAATCGTCGATTTACCAGTTCCAGGATCACCATAGATCACGAACATCTTTTGGATCTTCCGAATATCATGACCATCAATCATGGCTCCGATACCCCACTCTAGTTTTTGTCTCTCAGCTGGAGCATAGAGTGTTGACATAAGTTCTTCATAACAAGGGCATTTACCTGGTTTGATTGAATAATCAAGTTTCAGTGTCGCATAATCTTCACGCTCTGGAACCTGATCAGAAAATATCATCTTCTGATTCAGGGTTCCAGGACTATTATCAAGGTTTCTCAGGAAACCCAAATATCGATTCCAACATCCATTGCTTCCATCATTCATGAACATCGGTGCGACAACAGCACCATCTTTAGATTCATAGGAATCATAGAAGTTCTGAATATCATTGTCGATCAGTTTACTGAGTGTTTCACGTTTCTGAGACCACAGATGAGTTGAAGGATCATAGACAGCGTAGAAATCGCCTCCTTTTACCAACAAATCATGAAACCCTCGGACCTTCGGATCTGCATAGATTTGTTCATGGCCTTTGGTCGTAGGCTTCACACGAATCTTTACCTGATCCAAGGTTACTCCTTTCACTCAGAAATATGATTCTCAGTAATCCAGTATTGCATCTGCCACCATAGTTCGATTGTTCTAAGATCACACGGAGGTTTCTTCATAGGAAACAATCCACCATGTTCACCATTGTAATCATAGTCATGATTCAATGTCACACGAATATGGTTTCCGATCGCTTCGTCATACTCATCGATATCTTTACCAATGAAATATGAAAGTCCCATGTTCTCAATGAACATTGCATACCATTCTGAAATATCATGAACGTATCCACATGTTTCCTCACAACGGGACGCTAGTGCGATCAATGCTTCAAAAACAGACGCATTCGGAGAATCATCGCTTGGCTTGACTCCATGAGAATCAAAATATGTTTGTCGCATATACAATCCATCGGAATTTCTATTCTCATCCATACGAATGGGTGAATAGAAATAATGTTGATGAATTGCCCAGTCTAGAACCGGATCGAAATGAACCAGACTTTCAAGCCACTGAAAATATGATTCATCTTTATTATAATTATTAACGCTTGTTCCTTCCACGAGTCTCCTCCATATCATCGGCTAGTTCCTTGTTAAACTTACGAGGGACTACTCGACTATCTTCATCGGGAATGCCAAGAACTTCATTCTGGAATGATCCGGTATGTCTTGTAACAATATAATCGGTTTCGAGTTCATCATTGCGACAATATACGACATTTGGATCAGACGACATCGAATTCTTTCCAAAATGATTCAGAACAGTTAGATCTATTAAATGAGATGGATTTGGAACAATATCTCTACCAAGTGCGAGAATATCATCCACTTCATAATAGTCGAGTTCTTCAGTATCAAGGAATTCGGGCATGTCATGATGCTCTTGTTCGCTGATCTGATACATCGGTTCTTTTTCATCGATTGAATTAATGAATCGTTCTTCCTTGATATTCATCAGAATGGAGTTCTCAATATCTGGATCCCCACCTGCATTATCATACTCAGCTTGTTCATCATCAGTCAATGGTCCATCCCATCGCTTATTTCCATCATTGATGACATACCTACCGAAAAATCGTTTAGTCATCGCAAATTCTTTCTCTGATTGCTCTTCTGCATCATCAGAATGAAGTCTGCGTTCAGACTCAGACGATCGATCAGTCTCGTAATCATCCGAATAATTCTCGTCAGTCGATTGAGTTTCTTCGAATTTCTTTTCATAATATTCCTTATCTCTGTTGATGGCATCGGGATTCCCCTGATCCGCGACCAACTGATTATTCTGTTTCAGTTCTTCCTTTACGGCATCAAGCTGGGACTCGTAAAAATCGAGTTCTTTATCCATTCGAGCCGTACTCTTTTTCGTGGATTCCGAAAGGGAATCATACGAATTCTGAATCTTTTCGATCTTCGAGAGAAGCTCACGTTTGCGAGACTCTAGTTCATTGATCGAATCATTTAGCTTGTTCAACGGAATATACTGACGATATACCAAATATGCTCCAAGACCGGTGATTGCAGCTCCAGATAAAGCTCCAATCGAAAGCATAATCAGATCGTGCTTGTCCATGATAACCTTTCTAAAAATAAAAGGGTCATGTATTCTTGTGGACACATGACCCTTGAAATATATCAGATGTGATCGTAAATAACGGAAGAGCCATCAAGATTGAAATTCAGTTTGATGCCCATCTTTCCGTCCCATGCACAATCGTTTACCGAATCCCAAGCCTGACCGGAATCGTCAATGACACCAAAATCAACATAGGCGTCCTGATGATTAGCATCATACAGCCATCCGACAACACGGCTTGCTGGAGTCTGAGTGATGCCCAACCAATCATAAATATCGCTTAGGAACAAATATCCATGAGCGTAAAGATAATCATTCGCCTGGGATGCGACTGCCTCCAAATGAGCGACATTCAGTTCAGGATTATTTTTGCACCAGAATGGAGAGAATTCATCGAAGAATGCCTGGGAGAAATCTGTCATATGATTGTCGACAGTCTTCTTCTTTTCGACAACCTTACCTTTCTCATCCTTTACTTCCTCAGTCACGATCTCATTATAGAATTCACGATCCTTTTCGGAACCATACTCGTCACGAACATGAGCGCGATAATCCATGAACTTGTTTGAGACAGCTGCGAATGCCGCACTCAGAGCCGCATTACGCTTCGACATAATATTATGAGCCGAGAGAATGCAGGTGATGCTCAGACCAGTCAGAATAACGGTCGGCATATAGAGACGTGCGAAGGAAATCGCGCTCTTCATATACACAACGGTCTTGTCTGAACGTTGCTTTTCGACAGGATATGTAAGAGTATCATCATTCTCGACAGCCTGTTTAGCCATCTCAATCTTATTCATGTTCGCCTTATGTGTATCCAGAATGGAATCACAATGAAGCGTCGAGTTAACTGCAGTAGCAGTGGCACCGATGCCGGCTACAATGCCAACAGCGGTCAGGATTTCGGGAGAGTACTTCTTGGTGACGAGGATTACTCGATTGATTCCAAGAACCATTTGCTGTTTGATGCCCATTTTAAATATATCTCCTTAGTTGAGCGTCTTTAATTCTGCCGAACCATATTTGGTCGTTTTAAATTCAAGGATCTGTCCATCATAGGTAAGAATAACCAAAGATCTTGGAAGATTCTTCGGATCATAAACACGAAAGCGATACTCTCTTGCTTTTGGAACAAGTTCCGGAAAATATGATGCGAATCGATCTTTCCAAATCTTTAGAAGACTCTCTTCAGTTTTATCCTCATATGTTTCCGCAAGAAAATCATATGCACCTGGTATTGTCGATGCGTTAGTATCAGTAATCATCCTTCTGGATGCTCCTTCCGGTATTTGCGAGCACTCTGCAATCGCATGAGAACTGCGAATACCTGCTTATCTGACATGTGATTTACTTTATGAGCCCAGCTGGGTGCGCTATAGAATTTAGTCAACTCTGCTCGGGCTTGTTCTGCGCTTACCATCATATCTCCTCGGTCGGCGGAAGTTCCATTAGCCATCCTTCTCGGATCTGACGGATCTGGGCACGTGCCATCGATCGCCATCCCCACTTTTCATCAGTAAATGTCGCTTGGGATCCTTTACCGATTGCGTGCAGAAAATCGCCAACAGTGGCTTGTCCCTTACGTTCAATCAGTTCTGTCAAATATGTCAGAACATCATCGGCTTGATCCCGAGACGGAGCAATGAAATTACTGAACTCATGAGTATCGCGTTCACGTTGAGTAAGTTCGCGAAATCCACGCTGCGATGATTGACGATTGCTGTAGTATTGACCATAGCTTGTGAATTCACGACGACTCGGACGTGCTCCACGTGTCGGTGCATCGTTTCCATAAATAAGACGGTCCATACCTTTGGTGACAATATCGTGCAGAAGATCCTTGCCAGTCGGGATGATGACATCATAAACGATGCACGTCATCACATCCTTGACATCTCCACCCAGAAATGTCTCTGCGACCTTCTGAGCTTTGTTCTTCTTTTTCTCAACGAAATTGTTACCGATCACTTTTCGATCTTCAGTTGAATCTTCGAGACCAAGAGCTTTACGGGAAATATCGATGTCTTTATTTTCAGACATTGTAAAACCTTTCGGAATAGTTCATGAAAAACTCCAAATGAGGAGCCATGACCGAAATATGATCACAGCTCCTCGTATTAAGCGATGAAAATATCGCGAATCACTTCTGGAACGGATTGTAAGTCTTGGAATCCGATTCCTGGATCTGACCAAAGACAGCATCAAGAGTCTTGCTGTGGTCTTCATCCTTTGGCATGATCTTCTCGAGAACTGCTCGGTTCGGCATAACGGAACGCATAAAGTTCATGATCGCACCTTCAGAAGCAGTGAGCTCGATGAACAGAATATCCCAACCATCGGATTCGAAGAAATATTTCTTTTCATCTTCAGTCATTGGGCGGAATTCGGTGAATCCGCTATCCTTATGAACCGGGAAGCCAATCGACATGTCGACAAAGCTCTTAAGAATATACATGAGATCTTCCGTGGAAGAATTCGGAGAGAAATTCTGCATCTTCTTCATAAGATCTTCATTGTTGACGATGTCAAGCAGCTGATTGATCGAGAGACGGAAAATAAGGTCGTAGGAAACGTTACGACCGTCGAGATCCTGATACTGAATAGTAGTCTTGTATGCCATTGTAATTATCCTTTCAATATTTATTAACTATTCTTGCGGAAGAAACGGAGTACGATCCATACCAACCACAAGCCACCTGTAAGACCAATCATTAAAAGGTCAAACAGAAAATTCATGATACCATAATGTTTCATTATAAGCTCCTTAAAATAAGAGCCCATGTAATGAACATGAGCTCTTAGATTTTTCAATCTTCGTTCGATTCTTCCGAGTCGATGGATTCGTTATCTTCAGCAACTTCAGCTTTTGGAATATCCTTCGACTTCTGTTTGGTCATCTTCTCTTTAACGATATCAGATACACGAACCTTGACAATGGTTTCTGCAATAACACTTACTGCAAGAGCACCAAGTCCAAGGACCGCGTTTCCGGCATTCGCTCCGAGAGCGATGTCCTCCAGAGTTTTGGTCTTTCCAAGAGCTTTCGCTGCGATAGAAAATACATTTGCCATAATAACTCCTTATAATAAAACGTATGGTTTCATTATAAGCAATGTTTTTACTGCGACATCAACTCTGCGAATTCGCTCCAGAAAATATCAGTATTTTCGTAGTGTGTCGGGGAAGGGAGGGTTTCGAAAGTTCATTACGATATTCGGATTGCCATTTTCATCGAGACGAGACGAGAACGTGATATCGATCATGGTATCATAGTCCCATCCAAGTTCCTCTCCGATCTGAGCCGGAGGTAAACCAATCTCATCGTAGAACTCATTGAGAGAACACCATCCTTCGGACAGGATCTTTTTGTTCTTACGATTCTGAGCGGCCTCGATCTTGTTCATGTCTGATGCGAACTTTCGATCAGTTAGACTGTCATAGCAAATATAAGGTCCAGTTCCGAATACCGTTGGATTCTTCCCATCGATCTTTTTGATCTGTTCGTCAGCGACTTTGTCGTCGATTTCCTTTGCCTTCTTTGGACCAACAGTTTCCTCGACCTTTTCTCGATAGGTGCGTGCTGCCTCCTGGGCAAGAGCGAGTGCTCCGGCATATGCGGCAGTTCGTCCAGCGGATATACGATTCGATGCCACGAGGCACATGATCGTCGCACTAGAGATCAGGATCGTCGGAATATAGATCGGAACGACCAACTTGGTCTTCTCTTTCGGGGTAAGCACCCTATCGGTCTCATACGTCTTCGCTCGAAGAACCTTATCTGCCTCTAGCGAATTCTTACCGGATACGATCGCCACTCCGACTACTCCGATACACCCCAGAGCCGTAAGAATATTCGAACCGTTTTCAGAAATGAACTTTTTAATCGAATTAGGAATTTCCATGATTACTCCTTAGACAAAATATAGGTCCCATGTTTCCATGAGACCTATAAGTTTCGACTGATTATTCAGTCCTCGGTAATTTCGTTAACGTTGGTATCGTTCACATCTGCGGAATCGTCATCGTCAGATACCAATTCAGCAGAGGCCTGAATCAATGCGATAGTTGCAATGCAACCTAGCACGATTCCGCCACAAATGAAATCGGTCTTATGATCTTTGACGAATTTCTTAGCAGATTCAAACTTTTCCTTCATGATAACTCCTTTGTGAGAGGTTTGAATATCTTTCATTATGTGCCATGTTTTTATTGCGATTTCAAACAACATCTTGTGCCTTGTAAGGCAAGAGAATATCATGTGTTCGGAATGTTGTTGAATCGCTTACCGGAACATCAGTTTGAAGATATGATTTTCCATTTCTGGAAATGTAATGGAAACATTTGTGGTTTCCATTATAGGTAAACATAGCTCTGGATGTATTATGTTCATTATCAAAGTCTGGATCGAGTACCGATCCTATGCGAATATGATTCGATTCGAGATCATTCATGGCTATCGAACCTCGCCACATGATCGTCGAACTAACCGGGTTCGTATAATATACGATTATATTCTTTTCAGTCAATATGATCTCATAAGTACATTCGGATGATCCATCATCGCAATGGTTATCATGATAGATCTGTGAATATACACCATAAATCGATTGCGCTGGAGCTTCAGATTTTTTTGCTTTGGGAAGAATACATGCAATCCCGAGAAAAGCGAGTACGAGTATTAATGTTAGAAACTTTTTAATGAATTTATGATTCTTATTCAATTGGTGTTCCTTTCACATCAGCTCTGCATGTTTCGAAGCCGTATGCATCCTCATATGCGTGGAATTTATACGAGAACGAAACGAGAGCGGCATAAAGATATGGAGCATATAAAGCAATCAAATCTTTATAATTAATCCATAAAATATGTTTTTCTTTTAATCGATCAAATTCTCGAACAATATCCTCAAATGGCTGACAATAATCGAACATTTCGATCGTTATTAGTCCATCGCGGTAATCGAAATATGAATTAATCGATGTTCGTAATGTACTCATTAGTTCGGGAAAGCACCGATCAAGAACCCATAGTTTCTGAGGTTCCATTAAATATCCGATTCTGATCATGCGAAAATCTTCATTGTTATTTATACAATCTTCGCAGAATTCATCATATATATCCCAATCAGGAACAGCTCTAGTCACAAAAATATAATAGATGAGCATCCTAAAAATACGCATGATAACTCCTTTCAAACATCATTGATATTTCTGGATTACATCGCAACTACGTGTGTAGTCGCCATTGTCAATGCAAACCCAATCGATATCTCCCGTTTTGATATGTTCAACTTTATTTACATTATCTTCTTCGCCAAGATTAAAGGCAATCATCATACCTAATCCCATTAACAACATTCCGGCAAGAAACCATGACAAACATGCCCAGATTTTCATTCTGCTTCTCCTTCTATTATTTGACTTATTGCGACATGCTCTTTCTCATCGAGTTCTTCGAGCATTCGTGGATCATCCAATCGTATCATTATATCAATATCGCCATACATTGTTTGATGGGCTTTTATGACGGTTCCATTTATCATTTCTTAATTCCATTCATTTGTATAGATCGAATTATACCATTTGCGATCATTGACGGGTTTTTATTGGAATTATAAATACTTCTATCTATGACACATTTGTAAATATCCTTGTTTATATCATGGTTTTTAAGTTCTGCAAAATCCTCTCGATCTGATTCGATTCGTCTATCGACTTCTTTCGGATCATCTCCTCGTGCAAGAGCACGCATCTTGCAAATGTCCTCGGGTGCATCTAAGAATACACCGAATACCGATTCTCCGATATCAGGAGCCAGATATTCAAACGATGATGGATCTAGGATCGTAACCGTATCGCAATCTTGCTGGAATTCCTTCATCGAGATTCCGTATCGCCAGATTCCGAACTTCGTGGAATATACACGAATCGCCCGAACATCATCCCAAATCACAGCGGATTTGAATCCTTTATTATCCGTGAAAAAATATTCGTCATCGGGTTCGTTAGGTCTTTTTGGTCGTGTTGTTATAGCTCTGGTTTTGACAAAACCATTTTTCACCAATTCATTGGCGATTGTTGTCTTCCCAGATCCCATTGGACCTATCAGGAAAATATCAGTTTTCATGATCTACTCCTTTGTATTTTCCGGTCAAGGTATAACTGAACTCCTTGTCAGAACGATAGTTCGTGACCTTGAAGTCGCAGACCATGCCATTGTCTAAATATACGATAACATTATTGTATGCCCTAAGATGATAATGAGAACGTTGTTTCCAAAATCCTGGAAATATCTCTTCAAAACAACGGATGACCCTATAAGTCTGCATTTGGTTCCTTAGACAAAATATAGGTCCCATGTTTCCATGAGACCTATAGATTAAACGATTGTCAGTAAATATGATCAGGCTTTAGGTTTCGGAATGAATCCTAGAACTTTGGATGTGATCACATGTGATTCCTCAAATCCAAGCATTACGACAATTCCGAGCAGAGTGGTTCCAGCTGCAATCGACTTAATAATCGTGTCGTGCCTATCCGAGTTGTAATCTCGTTTGGCTTCGACAAGGGTTTTAATGTCGCTTACCAGCTTTCCACGTGCTTCGGAATCATCGTCAAGCGTATACAATTGAGAAATCAGCAACGTGATGTCATCATCAAAATTCTGATTGATATCCTTGCGATTATCCTTATTGTTCTTGAACATATTGCTCCTTTCAAATGATTTCATTATATGCCATGAATATATCGCGACAAAAATAAAAGCCCATGTAATTATTATAAACTACATGGGCTTTTATTAGTTCTTATTATTCTTCAGCTCAGTGAAGGTGTCAACAATACGTTGAAATTCTTCATAGTCGAGAGGATTGAGAACGTCGTTCTCCTTGATCCATTTGATGGCTTCATCGATATGATCAGCATCCGGTACCGTGATCGCGATTTTTGCGGGATCGAGTACGTATGTCAGAGAATCTGTAATATTGTTATCAAGATTCCTGATTTCACGAATCGCGAATGCAAAATATGCGATCCAAATACCAGCCGCTGCTGTTGCGGTGATTCCAAGAATATGGTCCTGGCAGAACTCGCTAACCTTCCTCTTTACTTCATCGAACTTCTTCATGATTAACTCCTTTGTAAGAGGTTTCGAATAGTTTCATTATATGCAATGATTTTAATGCGAAAATAAAGAGGATTAAAATCGATTTTAATTACCAACGTAAAATAGTGGAATTGGTCACATGACTTTCAATAGCCTGCTTCTCTTTTATTGAGATGTGGCGAACTGTGATAGAATTGCAACCATCACAATGTGTTATAGTAATTGAACATTTAGGTGCGATCAGCTTTACATCCTTGATGAAACGTTCTATGGCATCTTCGTCGAAGCTAAACAGTACAATTTCTTCGGTATGCAGGTTATTCATGAAATTGGAAATTAGCTGAACAATGTCAAACATGATTAACTCCTTTATAAGAGGTTTCGAATAGTTTCATTATATGCAATGATTTTAATGTGAAAGAAATAAGAAGCCATGTAAATATGGCTTCTTATAATCTTATAGAAGTGAGTAACCTACGTAATAACCCCACAAGATCAATGCTATCATTCCAACAGCCATAAACATTCGGATGATTTTGGCTCCGATTGTGATACGATACTTCAAAGCTACGAATGTATCTTTGATGAAAATATACACAGCTGGGATAAAGATCGTTCCGAGTGTAAATATAACTGCCGAACAAATAACATAATAAATATATGCGGTTTCCATGATTTATCCTTTCTATTCATTATGTTCAATGTTTTGATCGCGAAAAAAAAAAATAAACCCAATGTGCAATCTCCGTGGTGCTACAATTGGGCTAAAAAGTGTGCCGGGGTTCGAACCCGGAATCAGACGACCTATTACTAGGTCTTGACTTACAATTTCCTTTGTGTGATTATGTCTGCTTAACACATGCTTTTCATTATATGCGATGTTTCGATCGCGAGGAAAAATAAAGGACCCATGTATTTAACACGAGTCCTTTAACAAATTTTACTTATTATTCAGATTCTTCTGGTACTTGTTTGCACTGACCCCCAGAATAACACCAAGGAACACATCAAATGCAGCAACAGTAGCCGCAATCGGAACCGTAGCATCCCAATTCCAAATGGAACCAAGAGCCAGAATAAGAGTATTCAAAGCCGGCAGAATATACTGAACGATCCACTTCAGGATATCATAGCCCTTGTCGGTCATACCGAAGAGTCCACGAATATCCGGAGTCTCATCCTTATCGTTCTCGAAATCGTTATCAGTCATTGTTTTTCCTTTCATTTCGGGTTCGGTCAAAGGGAGGTTCTCTACTTCTCTCATGACCTTTCTCGCCATCCCATTGCCCCCAACACGTTCGTAGGGTTCATATAAGTATTTAACAAAGTCTTCATATTCATCTTTTGTAACCCATCCTCGCTCGAGATATCTATTACCGATAAATACGATTCTATCGTGGGCAAGCCCCTTCAGGAGATCAACGAATGCGCTATTCGCATCGTTCTTGGCATTCTTACGATCTCGTCTCGATTGCAGATATGCCCAGAATCCTGAAGAGGCCAGCACACTTCCGACAATGGTGACGATGGTTATCATTAGTTCATGATCCATCGATTCCATTGTCCTCCTAAGCCATGTCGTTGACGAGCTTGGTCAGAGTAGTCCGCATCTTTGCACGAAGCTCAGGAGTCGCAGAGGACCAAATATCCTTCACACTCTTCTGATACGATTCGAACTTCTCTTCCGGAGACTTGTCATGTTCAGACTTGGAATCATGACGCCATACATCGCGTTCGCGGTAATCGTCATCCATCATTCCACGAATATCGTGACGAATATACGGACGATTCATACCCTCAGCGATAGTGCCGTAGTACAGAGCCTGATGTCGGTAATTGATGGCCTCATCGATATCCTTGATCATATCAATGATTTCACCCAGCTCGTGAATATCGCAGCCATAACCCACATTGCGGGTATACTCATCAGCGACCTCCATGAGACGGCACTTCATATCGCAAAGCGCCTTACATCCTTCATGAGAGCACATTTCACTTCCCATTTTGACCTCCTCAGGCAACTCGCTTGACCCAGAGACCAGAACCAGCGGAAACGGTCACTGGATTGGTTCCGACATTGGTAATCGTGATGGTATCGTACTCTCCGCACGCATTACGGACGATCGTATCCGCATGGACGTTGTTCTCGACATTGGCTGCCGACGGAGTGGACACCATGAGGGTACCCGGAAGCGTGGAACCGCCGATGGCAATCGCCAGCTGGACTGGAGTGGCTGCCGTTGCGGAGGAAACGTTTCCAGTGAAATGAACCTCATAGATGCCGGGAACACGCAGCTTTACGGCAGGCGTGGACTGGCGATGTCCTTCCGCCGAAGAGCAGGTGCGAAGTACAGTACTATCAAAGGTAATAGACTGCCCAGTGGTAAGGGTCTGGACCGTAAGATTTGACAGTGCAATCATAATATACCTCCTGAAGTGCTATCAGATAGCGACGTTATTGTTGCAGCAACCGGTATACATGGATGCAAACGGATTTGCAACCTGGAATGCCGGAATCGGGCTCGGACGCAGCTGGGAGATCAGATATGCATTCTGCTGGCACTGGGATGCAGACAGATTCAGCTGGTTGATCTCCTGGGCCTGATCGGCAATCTTGGACTTGAGATCCTCCATACGATTCGCTACGATCTCGTCATGCAGCTGACGATAATTCGCGTTATCGTTTTGAATGATCTGCTGGGTTTGATTCTGGATCGCATTCTGAATAGCGCAGGTATTCGTTGCCATATCATACTGGATCTGAGCCTGGCCCTGTCGATTCTCGCAGCAGCACTGTGCAAGCTGCGTGGAAAGGGCATTGGTGTTCTGCATGTTTGCGACCGTATCGGCATTGATGGCCTGCTGGGTTGCGTTGAAGCCCTGAAGCAGAGAGGTATTCATGGCATAGAAGCCGTCGCACATACCACTGTTGATGCCGTTGAGCTTGTTCAGCATCGACTGGGTATCGAATCCTCGCTGGAGATCGCCGTTGGATGCCGGAGCTTCGCCGGCGCCATTGCGACCCCAGGCACCATTGCCCCATCCACCGAAAATGGCGAAGAGAATGATGAGGACCCACCAGCCGTTACCATTTCCGAATCCATCGTTGTTGCGATTTCCATCGGTAACCGCTGCAATGTCTGCAAGAGACGGAGTTGCATTCATCATAATATATACTCCTTAGGTTGTTCTGGTCTTTAAATATATGAGGCCCATGGAACTCTTCTGGTCTTTTCCATGGGCCTCAAATCCTATATCACAATCCGAACATTCGCTTCAAGAACGGCGGTGCCGAATTGATGATCTGTTGCGGACTGATGTTGTTCTGCTGACAGAACTGGTTTGCCAACTGCTGACCTGCATTTTTGTCTCCAGACTGCAAAGCCTGAATATACTGCTGGTTTTGTGCATTTGGCTGAACGTTATTCGTCTGCAGGAAGTTAAGAGCGTTCTGGATAGGATTAGCCATTTTAATCACTTCCCAATTTGAGGAGTAGTAGCCTTGTCCATTAGAATATCCTTAAGCTCATCGAATTGCTTCTGCAGCCACTCCCGTGAATCGTCGACGGTTGTCTGCGGTTGGGACTGCTGTTCAAGAACATAAACGCTGGTTGCGATCTTTCCATCGGCAGTCCATGCCTTTCCGATGACTTTGGAATAATCCTTTAGAATAAACAGATGGACCTTGCCATCCATCGGAATATCATTTACCGAAATATCATTCTCGGTATCCACGATCTTTCCGGAAATATCAGACTTCACAAGAGCATCTGCTGAATTGCTGATGGTCTGAGGTTGCGGATTGAATGTCGGATACGTGGTCGGAGTCTGATATGGCGCATTTGGCTGCATCGGATAGTTTCCGTATTGGAATCCTCCGTATTGCGGCATATATGGATTCTGAATATAACCAGGCATGATCTACTCCTTTTCAATCTTGGTCCAAATATTTGGAGAATCGATCGGGTTATAATCAGGACGTGAAGTGTGTGAAATAAGACACTTGTATAGAACTGATTCGTATGTAACTCGATCGTTTACTTTATACTCGACTGAATCCGAACTCCATTCAGGATATAGAACCGAATATTGGAGTGCGGTATTGTCGTCGAGCTTACTTACCTGAGATGCTATGAATTTATCGATTGCCTCGGCCTTTGATAATTGAGATGTGACTTCCCATGATTGAATGATTTTACCATCGGTCTCAGTATATCGAGATACAGCCTTACAGTATTCTGGTACGGAAGGTTTGTCCGACTCGATAATAGGATAACCATCATCTGAGAGGATAACCGTATTATCTTGTGTAATAATGCCAGTTAACATGAATATTCCTTTTTAGACTTGAACCGGATATGTTATCGAACCATAATGAGCATCAGAAGAAAATGACGATCCACGATTCTCGATTCTAATTGTTCCATTCTCATAAACACCACCTATAACTGAGGTTGATGCAGAACCATTATCAGTTGATAATGATGAACAAACATAAACTATTGGTCTATAGCCTTCACGAATCGCATTATTGGCATCATTATGTGACCATGATGCAGGATTTTTCATTCGAGTATGGAATATTATAGTAACAAGAAACGGACTATATAGAATATCCACAGTGTCCTGCCCCAATGCCACTGATTCCTTAAACCATCCACGATCATTGCATTGAATAGTTCCTCTTAGATTCAAAGGATTTCCATAAATGGCAATTCCATTCGAAGGAGCAGCTTGACCTATTCCAATGCCTTTGCCATCAGCTGACAAATCGAGTATGAACGAAGCTGGTCCAACACTTGATTCCATAGCAACTGTTGAATATTTATCAGTTACTTCGACTCGAGTTCCATATGATTTCGAAACATCATAACCGCCATATATTTTAACAGTAGTTCCCTTTGTCCCGGAATTCGCAGCTGCATCGTATTTATGCCAACCCTTGGAATCTTTATAGGAATATACCAATGACTTCAATGCATTCGTCGAATCGATTGATGTATCCAGTGACCAGGTTGACGTCATCTTGATATAACTTCCATCCGACTGATATGTTCCGGCGGAATCACATCGGTATACATTAAAACCAGAAATGGTTGGTGGCTTTGTAGAAAGCTTCCATACTGCATAATATGTGGCATTTGCATCCGAAACCCAGTATGATCCGCCAGGTCTATATGCGACGGATCCATTCTTGGTTGCGGACCATCCAAGGAATTCATAATTCGTTCGCTTCGGAATTGTGGATGGTATCGTTATCTGTTCACCATACCACTTGGTTATATTTCCGGGTTGACCACTTCCACCATTGGCATTGAACGAAATTGTATGATGCGTTTTTGCGTTGATTGTAAATGATCCGCTACATGTTGACGAACCACCTGCGAATCCCACAATATTGACATATCCAGAATAACTAATCGATCTTGCTTCATGAGTTTTTCTGATATATTCTTTTCGATATGTGGAAACGGTAACTTCACCATTTACTGGAATATTACCGCTCCAAGACTGTTGATGGCCACCGCCATCAACATAAGCACCACCGTCGCCTTTGATGCCGATGTAATCCCAGCCATTCACAGCTTTGATATTGGTGATTACATTTACATTAACGGCTTCATCATTTTCTTCAGTAATATAGGCACCAGTGTGGACTTGCCAATTATGATTGACGTTACCATATACATCAGCCATATCACACCTCCGGAAAATACTTTAATGCCATATGACCATCCGATCGTGGCTGCCATACGAAATTTCCGATACGGAACGATTGCAGAACTTCAGCATTTGATATACGCATTTTATCATTTGAAACGGATGCGACTTCGATATTATTCGAAGTAAATGACAATTTCGTATTCGTCAAACGCATCTTATTCGGACTGGACGAATTTCCCATATCCATATATGGATTTGATTCGTCTTGTCCGAATTGAATATACGATTCTCGTAATTTTATTTCGTTATTAACTGAATCGCTCAAATGTTGTTGGGAATCCTGTATATCACTCAGGTTTTTATTGGTTGCATTAACATATCCAGTATAATCATCATTCGAAACCTTGTTGGCGATATCGGTAGCCTGATTCTGCACCGTATTCGTGAGATCGTTTATAGTATCTTCAGGAGCAGCGGTCCATGGAGTCATACTATTTCCAGGTTCGAGCTTCATCTCACGAATGGTGACCTTACCCTTGGCATTATCCAATCGAACCTGGATCGCTTTTGCATCTGGATAATTATTATCCGAAATATAACAATCTATCGAATATGTCTGTTCTTCAGTTCCGATATCAATTGCAATGGCATTACGTATACCCCATGGTGTTGCATTCCATTGCGGATGTGCGATTCCGCCAGCCGTATCCGACTTTATTTTGAACTGCAGATGATACATACCTACTGGAAGATTCTTGAGGCTTCCGACTGCCAACACATAATTTCCAACGCATTGATTTGCAGCTTCACTACCGGTTACGACGGTCGGAACACTCGTTTTGAGGAGAAGGTTCTGTCCACCGACCGATTGCGAATTCCGGAATGCGATCGTCACCTTGTCGTTTGTCTGCGTCAGTTGGGACTGGGTCGCATAGTTCTTCATATCGGCTTTAGTCTGATAGGTCTTCGACACAGTCGTTGTAATGCTGTCCTTTGCGACCGTGATATCGGATTTCGTGGCCAGACCGGATCCATCAGCGCCCTTGTAATTCTGAACGACGCCGAGCGCCACCGATTTTGCTGTTTGGTCGACATATGACTTGTTTGCGTAAGCAGACATTCCAGATTTAGTCTGATATGTTTCAGCGACAGTAGTTTTAAAACCGTTTAGATTTTGTTCCACGGAAGAAACTCGATTGGATGTCGCGGCGGCCTCGGTGATATCACGGAATGCGACGTCATCCCATAGAATGGTTCCATAGGTTTGGTGCATCACCTCGATTTTGACCGAAGTGATCGAACCATCATCGGGACACTTCCAATCGACATGTGTTTCCGACCATGACGTTGATTTGCTGCATGGAGCTTCAGCAATAAATGATCCGTCAGGTTTTGCCAATCTGAGTTTTTCACTGGACGGATTAACGTTCGACGGGACTGACAAATACCAGGCACAGTATCCCGACAGGCGATACGTGCGTCCCTTGGTGACCGGTATCGTGGTGGCTGATCCAGCCATTCCTTTCTCATGAGTCAATGGGCATCGGTTATCTCCGGTGGCCGCATCGCAGACTAGGACATGTTTGCCATGATAAAATGATCCGATAGAAATACGGAATGAGTTCTTAAGTCCCTTCCACCATTCAGTCGATTCAAAACCGCCATCTGTGATGAGGTTGTCACCTGCAAGTGCCGCATCGACAAGGTTAGCGGTCTGACCAATAGTGGCCTTATTGCTGTCAGCGGTACTCTTAGCTTCATTGGCTGTCTTGACGGTCGCATTGAGTGTCTTACCCTGTTCGGTGATCTTACTGCTAAGGCCATTAGCAGTCTGTTCCACTGTAGTGGCTTTGGACATTGCACCGTTTGCTGTCTTAGAGACTTCAGTTACTTCGGCTTTAATGGAATTAGCGGTCTGGGTAAGAGAACTATTGGTAGCGTAATCTCCTGCGGGCTGAAGGTCTTCAGGAGCTGGAGACCATTGAGAAGCCTTCGATGCATGTTCCCACATGATATTTGTTATATTGAGTGTTCCAATAAACCCGTTTTTGAATCCGATAACAAATGCATTCGAATCATTCCATTTTGATACCGTTGCCTTATAATAATGCCAACCTTTTTGGACAGTTATGAATCTATCATCATCATTTCTACCGAATTGAACCTGAACCGTTTCGCTTGCAGTTGCCCAGAATGATACAGTATCCACTGTATCGGTTCGCATCGGATTGGGCGACCGTAACTGATAGATTCTACAAAGACCGGATGTATTCTTTGTTACATCTATTGTCAGCATGGTGGTCGCAAAGGCAGCGCCAGAAAGTGCTTGGGCTTTGACGGTTCCAAGACCGTTGGTCTGAAGCTCAAGAACCCAGTTATCGGTACCTTTGCTGAAATTACTGTTCAACAGAAGATTCCGTCCACCAATCGTAAGATTATTGAAATCAGTTTTAGTGGTATACGTCTGACTTACAGTCGTCTTAAATCCATTCAGATTCGCTTCGAGACTCGTCGCCTTGTCAACCGCGCTTTGCGCGGTATTCGCATTTGCCGTGATATTCGCACTAAGAGAATCGGAAGTCGCCTTAAGACTCGTCTGGGTTGCGTACAGAGCATCGTTCTGCGCTTTAGTATTGTAATTCTTCGACAGGTTCAGGGTTACGGCATCAGCGGTCTGCTGAGCATTCGATGCAGCTGTAACGGCACCATCGGCGGTTCCCTGTGCCTTTGTGACTTCTGCGGAAATGCTATCGGAAGTCGCCTTAAGACTCGTCTTGGTCGCATATATCGTATCCGCCTGAGATTTCGTCTGATAATTCTTTGTCAGATTTACGGAAATACCATCAGCGGTCTGCTGGGCCTTAGATGCAGCTGTCACGGCACTGTTTGCGGTTGTCTTAACGGATTCGACATTCGCCGTAATGGATTCCGCGGTCTGGGTAAGAGAACTCTTGGTCGCATATGTCTCGGGAATATCGATCTTCAGCTTATCGACATCGCCCTGAGCCTTGTTCGCACTGGATTGTGCGGCATCGGCTGCGTTCTTCGCTGTGGCCGCATTGCTTACTGCGGTATTTGCCGTCGATTGGGCCTTACCGGCTGCAGTGTTCGCTGCCGTTGCGGATGCCTGTGCATTGTTCGCAGAAGTCTGTGCCTTGGATGCATCCGCCAATGCCTTGGTGACATCGGTATCCTGATTCAGCTCCCAGGTATATGTCACACCGTCATCGGAACCGAAACGATATGCCTTACCGGTGGATTTGTCATAATAAAGATCACCGGAGTGCTTCTTCTTATCGTCGTTTGTTGTCCAGTCCGAAGCCGGCTTGTTCTTAAGTGTCGGGACACCGGTTCCTCGCCAGGATTCAATGGCGTTATCAGCAACGTTCTGAAGAGCGGACAATGCATCCTTGGTCGCATAGGTCTTCGAAACCGAAGCCGTGATGGAATCCGAAGTCTGCTTCAGACTCGACTGGGTCGCATAGATCTTGTCGGCATCAGCCTTGGTCTGATACTCGGTCCTCAGAGTCGTGCTGATCTGATTGGCCGTCTGCACAGCTGCGGAAGACTGCTTAAGCGAATCGCTTGCAGTCTTACTTGCCGATTCGGCAGTGGTCTTTGCGGCGGTCGCGGTCTGGGTCGCAGTGGTGCTCTGGGTAAGAGCGGTCTGCGAATCCTTGTATGCTGATGTGGCGGTAGTCGATGCCTCGGTGGCAGTCTGCTTGGCCTCCGTAGAGACACTCAGAGCACTGTCAGATTTCTTGACAGCATTGGTGACTTTCGTCGTCAGTTCGCCGAGTTCGGTGGTGTGCTGTTCGATGACCGCATTAGCGGAATCGAGATCCGATGCGACGTTCTCGGCTTTGGACTGGGCTTCGGCTGCAGCCTGTTTCGCTGCGATGGCCTTTGCATCGACGGCCTTGATGGATTTGTCCAGATCGACGGTGGATGCATTGGCTTTGTCAGCCGCCTTCTGGGCTGCGTCTGCTGCGGACTGTGCCTTATTGGCGGATGTCTGTGCAGCTTCGACTGCGGTGTCCATTTCGGACTTCACATTTTGAACCTGCTGGGTAAGATCGGTTCTCACCTGATCAGCTTTAGCTGATGCAGCGTCTGCGGCATTGGATACTGCTTCGACCTGTTTGTCGATCTCTGCTGTCTTTTTCTTCAGATCCTCAGCTGCCTTGTTCGCAGAGTCGGCTGTTGTCTTGGCCTCAGTTGCTGTGGTTTGGGCCTTATCTGCTGTATTCTTTGCAGTGGTTGCTGTGGCGTTAGCAGTATTAGCAGTAGATTGAGCTTTATTTGCTGTTGTGTTGGCATTGAATGCGTCTTCAGTTGCTTTTTGAGCTTTATCGTTTGCCTTCACAGCTGTATTATTGGCAGCATCCGCGGTCTTGTTAGCAGTATCAGCAAGCTTGGCGGCTGCTTTTCCATAGCTCATAGCAGTATTGACATCTTCATAGTTTCGATCAATGCTGCTATTAATTTGCTTTAAGTAATTGGATTGACGACCGACGAGACTCACATATTCATCACCAAATGTATATGTTGTTTGAGATGGATCATTCAAATCCAATTCCATTTCGGACAACATAAAATAGTCATCCAAATTATGTCGGGCGGAACGAACTCGACATGCATCACCGATGTTCAGTTGTTCATATCCAGGATATGCAATCGACAGATCAATTGCTTTTGTTTCAATCGTGACTTTTGGAGACATCTGAAGTCTAAGCTGAAGAACCGCAGCTTTCAGAAGATTTGAAGGATCCAAAATATCATTATTGCTATAATAATATTCCCGATAGCCATAACGTTTTGTTGCTGACAGTGAATATACACAATCTCCAGATTTTACTATATCCGAATCAGTATCAAAAGTGTTATCAGGAAGATTTTTGATATTGATTGGTTTTGGATCTTTGGTATCTCCTTCTTTCTTTTCAGGAGTTCCGCCTCTAGGGATCACAACCGTATAAAGTTCATCGTCATTTTCTTTATACGAAATGGAAAGAATATTCGATCCAAAATCAATAATCTGACTATTTGTAGAATGAACATCTGCATACAGATTCAGAATATTTCTATCATCTTTATATTCTACGAATAAATATCCGCCAAGACTGTCCAATACTTTATCATTGATTTCATCAAGAGTTGTTGGATAATTATCATTGGATCGAAGAATATAATCGTTTTTATCTAATGCAGCACCTTGATTCACTCCGACTTCAAAACGTTCGGATGCATCTTTGACATGAAGATTATGCTGATCGATAAGCCATTGGAAATATCCCTCGACCGATGTCGGAGCTGTAAGATCAGCGTCACCAGGAACAGTTGAGTAACTACGAACGCGAGTATGATTCAAATATTGAAGTACTGAATTGCAAGATACAATTTTATACCCATAGTCATCGATTTCAATTTCATTTATTTTTCCACGAAATTTAAGAACATTATCCGAATAAAATTCGACCAGTCCTTTATCTTTTTCAATGGTATTATACAATGGATGATTGGGAGCAATTGTAAAATCCAAATATGAAACAGAATTAGATTTACCAATATACTTGGCATCTGTAATTGCCGTAGATTGCATATAAGGATCGAATAAAATTTTCGAATCATATGTTAACTGGTACATCAATTCTCCTTATTATTTCCAACGTCCAGTTGCATAGCAGGAACAATACATGTTATTGAACGTAGACTTATTTGGATTCGCGTAATAGAAACTTCCAGAATTCGTTTTGCTTACCGAAGAACCATTTGGAGTATTACTTCCACCCATTCCAATCCATCCGGCCATTCCATCATAATCGGCTTTAACAAGAGAGACTGTAAAGAATGGAATTTCAATAAAGGCAATCGGAAACGCACCAAATGTCAGAGCACCGCCGACATAGATTCCTTGGGCGGAACCCCATTGTGTGGAAGTGGTGTAGGTTCCAAAATTGTGTGCATCCACACCACATTCAAGACGACCTAATCGCCATTTACGATACCACCAATCACCTTTGGTTCCATATTCGATGACACCATCTGCCAAACTCTCATCGAATTTATCGAATGCTTTATTTATTGGATCAGGAATGATATAATCGGATTCATTAATTTTGGTGATACCAAGATTTTTAGTTGCTGTCATGTCTTACTCATTTCGAAGAAATATACATAAAAGTCTCAATAAATCCGTAGTTGCTTTGTGCTCCACCTGAATTTTGATAGGACATTGCTCCATTCGGATCTATATGAATATCCTTCATATTTGCATTGTCTCGTCCGGCATGAGTGTAAACGCAATGAACTTCAGGTCTCCAAGCTTCTGGTAATGTTCCGATGTTTTCACTACCCCAGCTCTGATTATTGGAATGATTTACAGTCAAGGTCAACTGTACGATTCTACCGAACTTGATTCCAACGACTTTACAATTGGAAGTGGAAATAAGTGTTGTCGATCCGGTAAATGTAGTATCCATTTTTTCAATTTTGGATTGTAATGCATCGACCGCACTTTTAACATTATTGAAATTATTATTAATCGGTGTTGGACTAATATGATCCGTGCCATTAATTGTAGTAATATTGACAGCCATTATAGATCCTTTACATCATATTCAATACGGATTGTTGCATCTGATGGAACGTTGTTTTGATACTGATAATTCAAATCATTCCATGATTTTGAAGAGATATCGGCATCATCCCATGTTTCATCTGAAATATCATCCCAACGTGTGACATTCGTATAATTGTCCTTGACCCAACGCTGAACATCGGACCAACGATAATTGCGACGCTTTGCTTCCGCATACGTTAAACCAACCACTTCAGAACTGATTGGCAAGTGACGTGCGTCATGCCAGGTTGTCGAAGTGATTCGGTATGTATTGAAATAAATTCTATTGATACCTTCAACAAATAGAACATTCGATAAACGATGGGACCCTTTTGGAACATAAAATGAATCGCCATTAAAATTGCATAGAACTTCATAGTTGGTTGTGATAATTGGACGCACTTTCTTTCTGCCGGAAGTGCATTCTATAACCTTACCGCCAATTGCTTCGGTTTCAATTACTCTATGCTCTTTTAATTTATATGGATCGGCGCTCACTTTAACTTTCAATGATCCAACTGTTCCACCTTCGACATAAACGGCATGACCATATTCTTCAACGGTAAAACGACCATGATATGTATATTCTGGATCCATGGTCATCTTATAATCGTATAAACGACCATGAAGGAAATTGGATATCATTGTTTTACTACGTTCCCAATTATCTACATCAATGATTGCAAATGTAAATTCTTGTTCACGATTATTATATGCAACATCTCCGGTAAGTCCTTCTGTAAGATCGATCACACCATCCCCACCAGGAATATCAACCGTATAGGTTTTAGGTTCTGGTGGGGACAAAGTGTAACCATCGAGAAGGATCATGCCGTACTCTGTAGAAAGGTCCACACCATTTACAATCAAACGATTGTTTGGCAAACCTGGATACTGCATGATTAAATTCCTCTCCTTTGGCGTAGACCAAGAGCCTGATCCATCGGCTTCGCAATAGTCGAGGCAAGTTTCTTGCCATCGATGTAAAGCTCAGTCGGAGGTTGCTTGGTGAGATCGATATTGCTTACATCATCCCTCAGCGAATTGATCGCATCGGTGACCGTCTGGTTGCTTGCGATCATGTCGGACTGATATTGGCGCAGAATATTCTGATCGCTCTTGACATCCATTATATTTCGAGCCATTTTAGAACTTACAGACATGCGATAATTACTAGATATCGTATCTATAGAACTTCCAATATTTGAAATATCAATCTTAGGTGTTATGATCGGAGAATATCCAGACATGAAATCAGTATTCATCACAGCCTGATTTGCCGAATCGAGTGCATTTTTAGCCATGTCGGTTCCTGCGGCCTTCACAAGATCAGAATATTTATTCATACCATTGGCCAAACCAATTGCAGACCATCGACCAGTCTTGAAGAATTCACGGGATGGTGAGTGAACTCCAAGTGTCCTGTTTGCAGCATCCAATGCCTGCTTTGCAGCCGATACCGCGGCCCTATTTATGATTCCAGAACCATCAGAAAGACCATTTGCGATACCCCGAGCCAAATTCGTACCAGTCGAATAGAAAGATTGATAATATGAATTCAGTGAGGAAACGGCTTGACTCATTGCATTAGATGAACTGCTTCCCAAATTCCGGATCTTAGAAATAAAACTATTCTTAAGTCCATTTCCAAGATTGCTACCGGCTTGCTTGAAAGATCCAACCATTCCATTTATCGTTGAACATGCTGCATTGAGATTCGATTGAGTGGATGTATTTATTCTGGATGTACTACTGGCAACATTATTCGCTGCTGTGGTAAATGCACTAGACAAAGAATTCACAGATCCATTTATACTTCCAGTGCTTGCAGAAACAGAAGTAGCGATCTGCATAAATGATCCGCTGATATTCGCAGTCGACAGCGACGCATTTATTGATGCACATGCAGTTTGAATCTGAGCAGCTAAAGTCCCAAGCTGCTCACCAATAGTTGTCGTGACATTCGGAATTGTATTGAGAGTGTTTACGAAACTTACAATATTCGAAGCATTGGTTGCGAAATCAATACCCGAAAGTGCACCGACTCCATTAGCAAACACAGCCAGAGATTTACCAACTGTGTTCATTTCATTCGCTGCATCGGTCGAACCTGCGAAATTCTTGACACCTTTTGCCATAGTTGCAAGGTCGGTTCCAATATTCGGAGGTACTGAAACTCCATTCCACTTCTTAACTGAACCAGCAAGATCACCAAGAGGACCAGTTACCTGACCTAGAGACCATCCACCAGCAAATGCAAGAGTGAAAGACTTGATACCATCCGAAAGATTCTGGAGATCACTCTTGATATTCGGAGGTACCGAAACTCCATTCCACTTATTTATTGCCGGAGCAAGCTGTCCCATACCAGTAGCAACTGTTGGAAGATTCTCAGCACCCCAACCAGATAAAGTGAATGATTTAACGCCATTGGCAAGATTCTGCAGATCGGTACTGATGTTCGGTGGAATTGAAATACCATTCCATTTTGACATCGCAGGAGCCAACTGACTCATACCAGTTGCAACTGTTGGAAGATTCTCAGCGCCCCAACCTGAAAGTGTGAATTTACCAACTCCCGAGGCAAGACCGGACAAATCACTTTCGATATTCGGAGGTACCGAAACACCGCTCCATGCAGAAATTGCTGGAGCAAGATTAGACATACCTGTGGCAACTGCCGGAATATTCTCAGCACCCCATCCAGAAAATGTAAATTTTCCTACTCCGGAAGCAAGAGCAGAAAGATCAGATTCAAGATTCGGAGGTACCGAAACTCCATTCCATTTATCAACAGAATCAGCAAGATCGCCCAATGGTTTTGCATATGTTGCAATGGCACCAGCACCGAATCCTGAAAGAGAATTCATCAATGAACCAAGACCAGCAGCACCAAGTGCACCGCCCATGGCTGCAAGACCACGACCAATCTCGTCCCAAGACATTGATCCGAATTTCTTGAGTGCATCTGCTATGTCACCGAGAGACTGGACTGCAAGGAGAATAGCTCCACCGCCAAGTAGAGCGGGAAGACCTGCCAGACTTCCAAGAGCTCCGGTAACAATAGCGATCTCACCAAGAGCACCGCCCATGGCAACGAGACCTCGTCCTACTTCATCCCAGGACATTGATCCCATCTGTTTAAGTGCATCTGCAATATCGCCAAGAGACTGGACTGCCAGTAATATGGCTCCGCCACCAATGAGTGATGACAATCCTGCAAATTTACCTAGAGCTCCAATAATAATAGCTATCTCACCAAGAGCACCGCCCATGGCTGTAAGACCACGACCGATTTCACTCCAGGACATATTTCCGAGCTTCTCAAGCGATGTGGCGATATCCCATAGACCATCACAGACTAGACGAATCGACCCAGCTCCAATGAGTCCGGAAATACCTGCAAGTTTACCGAGTGCTCCAGACACAATACCGATCTCGCCAAGAGCACCGCCCATGGCAGAAAGACCGCGACCGATTTCGCTCCAAGACATTCCTCCCATTTTGAGGAGAGAGGTGGAAATGTCATAAAGACCATTGGTAACTATTCGAATGGCTCCAGCCGCAAAGATACTTGAGAATCCACCGATCTTTCCGAGAGCTGCAAGAACGATACCCATCTCAACAAGAGCACCGCCCATGGCTGCAAGACCGTGTTCGATCTCTCCCCAGGACATTGATCCGAATTTCTTGAGCGCATCTGCGATATCACCGAGACCGGAAACCACCATAAGAATAGATCCAGCCGCAAAGATACTTGAGAATCCGCCAATCTTTCCAAGGGCTGCAAGAACGATACCCATCTCAACAAGAGCACCACCCATGGCCGCAAGACCATGTCCGATCTCTTCCCAGGAAAGGTTCGACAATTGCATCAATGGCTGCGCCATCATCTGCATAGCCTTGGCCATTGCGATCATTGCGACCGAATTCTTAAGGCCTACCTTCGAGAAACTAAGAAGTTTCATAGCGCCGGCCATCTCACCAAGTGCACCGCCTACAGCCGTGAGACCTTTGGCTATCTGTTCCCAAGAAAGTGTCGATAGCTGCTGAATCGGCTGAACAAGCATCTGAATGGCTTTGGCCATCGCGATCAAAGAAACCGCAGTCTTGAGATAAACCTTCTTATCGAGACCCTTCATCGACTTGTTCAAAGCGAACATCATTACGCCAATTGAAACAAGTCCCTTGGCAATCTGTTCGACATCAAGTTCTTTAAGAGTGACCATTGCATCGGCGAGCATCTGGATCGCCTTGGCATAAATAGCCAATGCAGCGGCCGATTTTACGAGCGACTTTCCCTTAGCAATGGTATTGGCTGACTTAACCAAAGACTTAAATGATTGATTCAGCATTGCCATCATGGCGCCCATGGCTGTGATGGATGTTCCAAGGGAAAGGACATCAATCTCAGATATTGTCTTAAGTGAATGGGCAAGAATACCTATGGCAGCTGCGACTGCGACAATCGATGCGACCTTAAGACCCTGTGTGAATCCAGAAAGAGCATCTTTAACACCGTTGAGAATATCCTTAAGACCAACTGCATCACTTGCAGCTTCCTTTGGCTTCTCGAATATTCCATTGATCTTTTCAAATACGTCCTTTACCTGATCAAAGGCCTTGGATATCTTCTGGATCATTGCAAATAGGCCACCGCCGAGAAGACCCGCAAGTATATCACCTAGACTGACATTATTGGTGATCCATTTGATTGCCTCACCCAATCCATGTGTTATGGTTGTGACGACCTTGGTTATTACGTCACCTACTGAATCAAATATGGATGAGAACTTGTCTTTAAAGTCTCCCGAAGAACTCAGAACCGACTTCAGTTTATCCTTAAGCGATTCAATCTTATTGCCGATAACATCAAATGCATCGGTAGAAGATTTTATGCTTCTTCCAAGATTATCAAAATAATTGATAACGGACTGTACAATTTTGATTATAATCTGAATTCCAGTCGCAATTCCTGTAGCGACCTTTACAAATATACCGGAAGATTTGATCGTCTCATCGATCTTTACCAGAAAATCGCCAAGGGAGGCAGTACCTTTAAGAATACTGGTTACCAATCCGCCCATGGCACCGTTTCCGGAAAGCTTTCCGATTGCTCCGATTACTGCAAATATGGCTTGTTTACCGATATCCAGAATCGCAAACAACCCCTTGAACGATCGTTTGATCAAATCAAGTTGTTCAGTCGATGGCTTGATTGACTCCATAAGATTACGGAATTGAACCGTATACTGATAAAGAGTCTCTCCTGCCATCGGTGGGAAAATATCAGTCCAGGCACCCTTTACGGACTGTATAACTTTCCACAAAGAACTGAAGGCCGAAGACAAACCTTCAATTATATTTTCTCGACCAGATTTACGATTGAATTTCTTTGCGAATTCATCAGCCGAGATCGAACCATCATTAAGAGCTTGAGCTAACTTATTCGTCTTGTCGATTGTCGATGCGGAAACATCATTATTCTTTCGTTCCTCATCCGACATTTTGTTGTAGGAATCAGCCATGTCATTGACGGATTCCTTAAGCATGTCTCCGGTTACCCAACCCTGTTTACATGCCTTTTCGAAAGAACCGGTATCATTGATGAGTTTCTCAATGTTGACACCGTGGTTTTTAGCGACCTTGGTTAAGGATTCATTAAACTTTGCGGTATCCTCGATACCTTCATTCACAAATTGTTTATAACCAGTACTAAGGTTTCCCAGCAATGCGTTTCTGGCATTTGCAGAATCATTGATGATTTTACCAAGATTATCAGAAATCCCGGTCCAAAGATCCTTGGCTTCCTCGAAATCGCCGATCATTAACTGCCATGATGTTGTCCAGCCAGAACCAACAGCTTCTTTAAGGGTATCGATAAGCTGCGAAAATGTTTTGACCTTAGTGGCCGCATCCATGGCCGTTTTTGCCATGTCCGCGATCTGTTTGGCTTCTTCTTGAGTATATCCTTGAGCAACCAGATCCTTTATGGCATTATTATAATCTTCAGCAGTATCAACCGTAAGTGCAAACTGCTTAAGGGTATCAGTAAGAACTTGAGTTGTTAGCCATCCAGTTTGAAGAGATTCACGGAATGAGCCCTTAGCCTCGATAGCTGCTTTTGCACCAGTTTTAAGATGCTCAGAAGTTCGAATAAGTGCTTGCTGGAATACTTCACCGCCCATACCTGCATTTACGACGGAATTCCAGTCCATAAGCTTAACGGTACCAGCTGCGATTGCCTGCGAAAGCTGGTACATTGCAGTCGATGCCTGCTGAGATGTAGAACCTGAAACTGCTGCAAGGTTTGCAATACCCTGAATGGAGGAAACAGAAGTCTTCAGATCGACACCGGCAGCTGTGAATGTACCGATGTTTTTCGTCATCTCCTGGAAATTATAAATCGTCTTATCAGCGTATGTATTAAGTTCACTTAGAGCAGCATTGACCTGAGTAAGGGTTGTTCCCTTGCTTGCGGTGTTCGCCATGATCGTCTGAATAGAACCCATGTACTGTTCATATTCAGCGAAACCTTCTCGAATACCCTCAGTAGTACTCGAAATGATCTTTTGGCCACAATCAATTGCGGCATTTGTAAGCTTTTGGATTGCAGAAAATGCAACGGCTGCCATTGCACTGAACTTCGATCCAGTTGATATGGCAGCTTCCTGCATTCCTGACATATTAAATTTACTGACAGCTGACGAAACCTTATCGATGCCATCAGTAGCACCCTTAAGTTTAAGACTTTGCTTAAGTTTTTCGAGCAGAGAAGATGTTGATTTTACCCCCGATTGAAATTGAGAGTTATCGATCTTCATCTTGACTACACGTTCATCAATACTGCTCATGATTCAACCACCACCTTCCATGCTCTTTCCGCTATTTTATCAAATATAGGACGAATAGCGGGATTAATATAATCGCGTCCTTGTACATAACCGCCGGTTCCGGTTCCGTGACCATATTGAATGATCACGGCAATCGGAACACCCTCATTAATGTTGGAATTAGTCCAAACAATCTCAGTCTGGGATTTACCTTTATGAATTTCATAATCCCAAGAGGCAGCGGTTTTACCAGAATCTGAGGGAGTAGCCGCAGCAAGCACATTAACCCCTTGTCGTCCCAGATCATCCAGGACATTCAAATATGGCTGACTCTTCATGCGGTTCAAAAAGCGCTCAAGCTTATTAAAGTTACCACTTATTTGAAAATCTACTCCCATTTTGACCCTTTCAGATCTTCGTCAGATAACGAGTGGATCCATCGGCCGTTCCTACTGCGATGTAACGAAGTGCACCACTGTATGCGGTGTAACGACCCCAAAGATATCCGTCATGGATCTCGCTCCAACCGTCGAGAATCACAGTCTGACCAGCGCGATAGGTGGCAACGACAGTGGATGCCAGCGACTGGGCGGAACGAACATTCAAGGCATCAACATCAACACGATAGGTTCCAGCGCTTACGGTCCTCGTAACAAATGGAACAGATCCCATCGACAGATACGTCTGAGAACCATCGGCGGTACCAAGAGCAATGTATCGAGTAGCGCCGCTATAGGAAACATAACGACCCCACTTGTAGCCATCGGCAATGGTCATCCATCCGTCAAGATTGACTGTCTGATTACGGTTATATGTGGCAACGACAGCCGACGAAGTAGATGCACTCGAACGAACATGAAGTTGATCAACGACGACAGTATAAGAACCGGCATTGATGAAACCAGTTTGAGAAGCAACTGGATTAACAGCAGGCTTAACTGGAGTCGGGGACGGCTTGGAGCCAGTCATCGAATCGTAATATGCCTGGGCCTTCGCCATATATGCATCACGCTGGTTTCCAGCAATGGATGCAGGGCAAGCAGTAGAGGAGAAATGACTATGCGGGAAGACATTGACACCCCACTGCGGTCGACCAAGCTTGTAATACTTGCAAAGAGCAGCGACAAGATGTGCACCATTGTCCAGAGTCGCATCGGAGATATGCCACGGAGACGTGGAATCATCAGCATGTTCGATTCCGATAGATTCAAGATTGGCATTCCAATTTCCAGCGTGCCAAGCGGTGTCCTTATCCCATACAAGCTGGCCGATGGTTCCATTAGCTTCGACCTGATAATGGGCGGAAGCTTCGCGGGTCTGCCAAACATTATAGCAGCCTTCAGTGGTCAGGTTACCGCCGTTATGATGAACAACAATATAACGAATTGGATTTCCGGAACGTCCCGGAGTGAAATGAGTATTTATGATCTTGACTTTATCAGCGTCAAGAGTTTCCCAAGACTTCATGATTAGCCTTTCGATTTATTTTGAGCTCTTCGTTGCTCATTCAATCTTCGATTCTGAGCATAAATTTCAGAATTTGACATCTTTCTAGGAGGAGAGTTCTTGACAGAGCAGAACTCTATAAGTTTAAGCAAACGATTAAGATGCCAATGTTCACAAGGCTCGAATGGAATATGATTTACAATCATCCAATAATAAATATCTTCAGAAGTAATTACCGAACGATGATTACTGACTTTCATATTATAGATTCGAGCCGCTGATTGTGTACTATTCATCCACTCAAATATTTGGGTGGCATATTGTGAATATATTAGTTGTTTTAGGTTCTCGTCGATATGCTCCAAACACATGCAATCAAAATAGTCAATTAACTCTTCTTCTGTTTTTTCGGGCGTATCGACGAGAAACGGTTTTTCCCATTTTGACTCCCATTTTGAAATTGAGAGCAAGGAATGCTCGAATCGAAGATGCATTGGTGGACAGTGAATTCCGTTATCGGTTACATCATTCCAATAATCCATTTCTGGAACATCGATTTCAAGCATTAAAGATCCTTATCAATGAGATTCATTATTCAATTTGGTTTCCGGAAGAGTAGTCGCATCCTTGAACAGAGCATATACATCACCAGGAAGCGGAAGCTTCGGATCCTTAGTTGCACTGCCATAAAGCATTGTTTCAAGAGACTTCAGCGCAGTCTTCCCCGCTTCATCGAGCTTCGTCGTATCAATTGTGATTGTCGACACTGGTCGAAGATCATCATTGGTAATGGAAACCGGAACAGTCGAGATCTCCCAAGACATACTCATCGCATCCGGAGAATCATTAGTAGTGGTGTAGCTACGCTCGGACGGAGCAGCAGTCGCACCATAGATCAGATGCAGCTTGTAACCATCATCGGATTCGGTAGCGGTATCATTGCCGACATTAGTAACATAGGACAGACCGAAACCTCGACGCTTCTGCTGACCAAAGTTCACGCCCTTGGCCGGAGAAACGGATCCATCACAAACACTGAATTCATCTGGATAAGTGTATGCCTCGATCGTACCGCCAAAGGTCTCAGCGGAACGCAGTGTAGCGTACTTAATGTTATCGGCATAAATATCATTGGCTTCTGCACCAGACGGAGACTCGGTGACAGTGGTAAGACCATTCCAGGCCACACCGACACCGTAATCACCAGTCTCAGTCATTGGATACAATACGCCCTTGGAAACACCGTTCTCAAAATAACGAGAACCAGGAGCATCCCAAACAATCTGCTTGCCAGCCATTAGCAAACTCCTTAATAGTAGATGTTGAATACGTCATGATTAAGATTATCGCTAACATAACACCTATCCGATGAACACATAGGCATCATAGCAATAAGACGAGGAATCTTGCTATCGGGATTCTTGTCAATCACTGTAATCTGATAACGTACATGATAAATATACGGACTATCATCCGCGTATTTGGTATCCCCATAGTTTTTATTATAAACAATGCAAGGATACTTGATTTTAATATTAGAAGGTGGCTGAAAATATACATGATCAGCCAAAGAGGGATCGACTGATTTCATAATTGAAACGAGTCGATTGTGCAATTCAAGTCTAGTCCCCATTATACAATTCCCCTAATGTAAGAATCAAACGAGGTCTTTGGACTTCAACGGAATCTACCTTCCATTTTGACCCGCGCCATACGACATAGAGAATATCGTAGAAATGCGAATAGGCATAATCGTCTTTGGCGATGATACTTATCGTATTACTAATGGTGATGCCCTGGTTTACAGCATCTCCTCCTTGGATTCGACGTGTATCCCGGTTGACATCACCATAGTAACTTTTCTCAAATACTTTCTTTTCGTATACACCAGGCGAGGTTTCAGTATCGATTCCGTAACCAATCTTTCCATGAAACCTCATGCGATATCATCACTCGCTAGTCGGCGCTGGAAGAGTGGCTTCACCCTTCTTTACTGCCTTATCGAGGGAATCGACCTCGACCACAGTAATGATATTACCAGTCGCTCCAGTCACCTTAGAACCAGAAGTGAAATTCATCCAGTGATCCGAAACCGCGCACGTTGTGTTATAGTTCACAGTCGGCTTGCTAGTAGATGGAGTGATCTGATAACGAAGGGAATTACCAGCAGCGGCCTCCGGGCTCACATTAACAGTCTGACCGCCAGTAGTGGCATTAGCTGTCACAGTGAGGACTCCGAGCTTCTCAGACTCCGGAGGCGTCACGCTTTTGGGGATTCGATCACAATCGCAGACTTGAGCTTCGACAGAGCACCAGACATACGGGTTTCCATCAGATACTTCTTCTGGTTATAATCGATATCGAAGTCCTCGAAGGAAGTAACAGCACCACCATTATCGGTACCAATGGTGTAGTCCCGGAGATTCACGATCAGAGCATCCACGTTGTTAGACTGCTTCTTCGGATCAACAAGATTCTCAAACAGCGGAACCTCAACAATAGCGGACACACCCATTGCGGCTGCAAGAGATGCATCGGTGTCGTACAAACGACGACCGACCTTATCACGCTGAACCATAAGCTGGCCGTGCTTGGACGGAGAAATAAACATGGTCGGAGTTCCAGAGCCAAGATAACCAGTCTTGGAGGTACGAACACGATCGACAAATGCAGTCATATCCTCATCTGCAGCAGTAGCAACGGAATAGATCACATACATCTCATCATCACCAACGATTGGTCGAATGCACTCACTGTTGATATGATCCTCATCACTTGCAGAACGACCATCACCGATCAGAACTGCACGAGCGATTTCCTCGTCGAGCATGACCTTCATTTCAGACATAAGGAAATTCACAACAGAGAAATCAGTGATGTCGATGATATCATCACGATCCAGCTTCTGCTTCTTATAGATCGTAGTTGGAGTGGTCTGACGCTTGGCGACCTTGAAGATCTCATCCATCTTTCGCTTGTTATTATCTCGATCAAGGGTAAAGCCCTTAGCACGAGCCGTATCCTCCGTAAGATCGGCATAGTACGTCTTAATACGCGAGAACGGGGTATGACGAGTGCCACTCAGAACAGTGGAAACCCATTCAGTATCGCGCTTATAGAGTTCGGGCTGGTTTTCAACAGCCTTGGCATCCGGGAAAAGAATACCAATATCCTTGATACCATAGTCCTGGGCATGAGCGATCGCGAAGTCCTTAAACGAAGTCGGATTCTCCTTCGCCACAGCAGTCATGAATGCTTCCTGATCCTCGTGGGAAACATAATCGGCAGTGCTCATTGCCATACCGTTCTTTTCAAAAATGTTCATTGCATCTCCTTCAAAAGCCGAATGCTCGGCAGTGTTATTTTCTTTATTACCAGTGGCATTATCAATAGCAAGGCCGATAAGAGCATAGACTACATTCTTCTGCTTATCGGTCAAAGTATCGAAGACATCCTGGACGGTTTCATCCTCAGAATCTTCATCGGAATCAGCGTGCTCCATATCGCCACTGGAGTTTTTGTTCAATGCCATTCCGATAAGAGCATAGACTACATTCTTCTGCTTATCGGTCAAGGTATCGAAGACATCCTGGACAGTTTCACCATCGGAATCTTCATCGGACCCATCAGCATGAGAAATATCATCTTCGTATTCGGGTTCGTATTCATCATCCATCTGTACGATATCAAAAATATCCGAATGGTTGAGTTCTTCTCCCGAATAAATAACGGCTTCATCATCCAATTCATCAACATTCCCATCGGAGTGCTGAATGGCAACATTATCGATCATAGCACCCGGATTCGCTCCTGCCAGAACCAAACTGACCTCACGAATAACACCATGCTCGACGTTACCACCATTTTGACTCAGATGGTTTGCATAAATAGACAAGGAATTGATGTCTCCATGGGATACTAGTTCCCTTGCCTGCTTTGCAGTCGGCGTATCATTGAACACGCCATAGCAATAAACACCATCATCACGATTCTCGAGCAGTGCATGACCGAGAACATTATCCGGCGAATTATGATCATGCTGCCAAACAAGGGGGACCACGTCTCCATCCTGTTCAGCAAATGCATTATGCATAATCGTGCGACCATCGGAGCAACGAATGTTGTTCTTAGTCGCGTAACCACTGAAATCACTCTTCATTGGTTAGACTCCTTTATTTTTATTTGTAAATTTCTTTATTGACTTTTTCAAATAATAGAGACCGGCATTATGTATTTTGAACCGTTCTTGTCAAATCATCCATCTCATTATTGGAATCATCGTACTTGTCCTGTGGAATATCATCGTCATGTTCAGAATCGTTTTGTTCCGCATCAATCGGATTAATATTCGCATTACGAAGCTGATCAGCATTGCTATCATCGGATTGTTTAAGTCCAAGAATAGCACGTACTTCATTGGATGTCATGACTTCAGCTGATAGAAATACCGATGCTGAATTGGCGAGATCGTTTACAGTAACAAGCCGGAACGGATCCCGAAATGCCTTGATTCGTTGACCTTGGGTTCGAGCAGTCTTCGTAAGAAACGTCGATTGCATGGAATCCGTTATCGCTGAAATGACTGGTTCAATGGTTCCGTTATGGTAATTCAGCATCTCCTGATCTCCAGCAGTGCCATTGGCAATTGCCTCAGAAAAACCAAGATTGTTGTAAAGATCTGTCTTCAAATTCTTGATCTGATCGAGAAGATTATTATCAACTGGTCGATTCAGCTGAGTTACTTTTTCAGTACCATCGGTATACGCGATTCCATATTTGGACTTGGCAAGCTGGTCCTCGATCTGTTTACGACGTTTCTCAGCCTGTTGCATTCGTGCTTCCGATTTAATAGCGAACGGAAGCTGAATTATCATGTCCAATTTTCCAGATACTGTCTTGTCATCTATTTCATCCAAAAGATTCAGTTTATGAATAAGACGTTGAAGTGTCGAATTCGGCTGATTCATTATCGTATAAAATGGATTATTGGCGATCGCGACCATACTCTTCGGAAGAGTTATTTTTTCACTTTCACCAGTTCTGTCGTTATACAACTGAACTTCAACATAATCCGGAAACCATTGATTCACACGTCCAACTCGAAGAGATCGAATATCATAACTATTATTGTTGATTGGACTATTATCCACATCAACTGGAACGATTGCAGCAGCTCCGGCATCAAACATTGTAAGAACAGCATCACGAATAAAATCACGCGATGTCTGATCCTTATTCGCTGCGAAGTGAAGGCAATCATTCAAACCGCTACTGACATCTTTGACGTATTCCTCGTCATCATTGACATAACAATGACGAATCGGAAGTGCCGCAACATCAATTGCGATTTTGTTATATAATGATGTAATAATCGATCGTTCAGTTCCGCCGGAAAAATATGGACGATCAGGATTAGCCCAATTAGACGATCCGATTGATGGCCTAAAATCGGAAGCCGGTTGAAGAAAAGCATTCCAGGCGTGAACTAATCTGTCCGATAATGTTGGCACATTGGCACCTCCTTATAGATTGAAACCATGATTTCTCAGAAAAGCTTTACCGATCTTCGCACCGATCTTGACTTCAGCTGAGGCCATACGACCCGCATTTTGAATAAATGCCTTAGTTTCTTTCGGATTCTTGATTGCATATCCGATAGCGGCTGAAGCTGCTGTAGCCGCCGCAAACCCGACAGCTTTAGTTGCCTCTCTGGTAATCGCACGCCCGACATTTCCGGCACCTTGACGAAAACCTTTTGTTTTATCAGTAATTGTTCGCTGACGTTGTGCAGACCTTCGAGCCTTGCTCAAATCCTGTTTGGCATACGCCTTTTCATATTCGGCTTTATACGTCGGATCCTTAGACTTTTGCTTTACAATAGCATTGATGTTTCGTCTTCGGACACCTGCGCCTTCACCGTAATACATTTTGGCACGTGCTGATTCTTTAGCATCTCTGCGAGCTTCTCGTCGAACGCCCCACTTCATACCTTTGACGCCGAAATGATAAAGTTCATCAGACATTGGATTCTCCTTATCCTAAAGCTTATAAATATTTATTGGTTCTTTTGATTATTAGAAAGAACATCTCTATAGTCAAGTTGCTCATAAATGCCACTGTAAGCATTAAATAAATGCATTCCAATTGCCATTTTATTAACAATGTTTTTCAACGAAGATGCACCTGCTAAATTAAGTATACCAATCGTCGCTTTCCTTCCAGCTTCGATAAGAACTCCATTTCCAAGACGATCTAAAGCCATACCGCCTCTTGATTTTACATCTCCCGCACTATTTACATACCGTTCTGTATTCTTATTTGAAAGCATTTTCAATGCAGATGCGTTGTTACGTAATGTTTTGGTCGATGTTCGAGGCTTCTTACGAACACCCCATTTCATGCCTTTTACACCGAAGTGCTCAAGGTAATCTTCATCAGTGATAAACATTGTTATTTCCCTAAATTATTTAATAGTGTTGGACCATACTGTTTTAGCAAAGATCCACCTTTGGCAATACCATAAGCGACAATGGCACCCGCAGCCATATCAGCGATTTTTTGAACTGAAGTCTGTTCAAAACGATCAACAAACTTCTTGCCAACACCTTTATAACTAGTATTGTTTTTGTAAGTGTTCTCAAGTTGCAAACGATTGTTGGCTTCTTGAAGTTCACGATTAGACATTTCATAAGGTTTTTTCTTCATGATGTCTCGAGAACGAGTATAGTCTTCACTTGCAACTCGTTTCTTTTTTCTGGATCTCGATGATCCAGAACGATTCTTATCATGTCGAACGCCCCACTTCATACCTTTGACGCCGAAATGATAAAGTTCATCAGACATTGGATTCTCCTTATCCTAAAGCTTATAAATATTTATTGGTTCTTTTGATTATTAGAAAGAACATCTCTATAGTCAAGTTGCTCATAAATGCCACTGTAAGCATTAAATAAATGCATTCCAATTGCCATTTTATTAACAATGTTTTTCAACGAAGATGCACCTGCTAAATTAAGTATACCAATCGTCGCTTTCCTTCCAGCTTCGATAAGAACTCCATTTCCAAGACGATCTAAAGCCATACCGCCTCTTGATTTTACATCTCCCGCACTATTTACATACCGTTCTGTATTCTTATTTGAAAGCATTTTCAATGCAGATGCGTTGTTACGTAATGTTTTGGTCGATGTTCGAGGCTTCTTACGAACACCCCATTTCATGCCTTTTACACCGAAGTGCTCAAGGTAATCTTCATCAGTGATAAACATTGTTATTTCCCTAAATTATTTAATAGTGTTGGACCATACTGTTTTAGCAAAGATCCACCTTTGGCAATACCATAAGCGACAATGGCACCCGCAGCCATATCAGCGATTTTTTGAACTGAAGTCTGTTCAAAACGATCAACAAACTTCTTGCCAACACCTTTATAACTAGTATTGTTTTTGTAAGTGTTCTCAAGTTGCAAACGATTGTTGGCTTCTTGAAGTTCACGATTAGACATTTCATAAGGTTTTTTCTTCATGATGTCTCGAGAACGAGTATAGTCTTCACTTGCAACTCGTTTCTTTTTTCTGGATCTCGATGATCCAGAACGATTCTTATCATGTCGAACGCCCCACTTCAT